CAGCAATACCTACTTCTGCGATTACTATTATGCCGCCGAAGGCGGAGAAGTGGTCTTCTCGGGTGGTCGCGTGTTCTACGGCACGACCTCGGGCCCGTTCTCCCGGTACTGCGACTACTCGGCTGGGATTGCGAACTGGGACATCGGCGGTCGCCCTCAAGCTAGAAAGTAGCCATTTCAAGGGGGACCGGGGGACTTTTCTCCCCCGGAGCTTCCGGCAAAGGAACCGTAACACATGCATGCCGGGAGCCCTTGCCCCTGCGAGATTATGTTCCCGATATAAATGTCGGAAACATAATAAAAAGTAACTTGTAAATATATGGGGATAAAGGAACGCGCGATCGGTGGTCATCTCGGGTGGTAACGTGAACAACGGCACGAACTCGGGCCCGTTCAACCGGAACTGCAACAACTCGGCTGGGAATGCGAACTGGAACATCGGCGGTCGCCCACTTTGTTAATAATCTCATTTTCGACATATTTCTCAATTTTTGGTTTTTATAAATATGTCGTTCCTTTATTCGCTGGCCATAGAGCCACCGCCATGCAGAGTCATGGTGCCGCACCGCTTGGTGAAAATGGGCCGTAAATGGCACCGGTTAGTAGCACGATTGAAAGCCGGTGAGGCTAACAAAGAGATTAAATATACCAATGATAACTGAACCAATAAAATTCACAAAGAGAATCGGTCATCTCTTCGAGAGAGTGGTAGACCTGGATAATATCAAGCTGGCGATCAGAAACGCAGCAAAGCGCAAAAGTGACCGGCCATCAGTCAGAAGGATTCTGCTGGACGTCGATAAATACGCAAAGAAGCTGCAGGAGATTCTGAAAACAGAGAGTTGGATACCGCACGCTTACCACATCCGAGAGATCAACGATGGCATAAAGAAAAAGAAACGCATCATCGCAGTGCCGCGCTTCTTTCCAGATCAGTGCATTCATCACGCATTTGTCCTGGTATTTAAGAAAGTCGTAGAACATGGCTCCTACGAGCATAGCTGCGGATGCGTACCAGGAAAAGGAACCGACGGAGCCAGGAAGGTTATAAAGCGTTGGATCGTAAATGATCCAAAAGGAACGAGCAAAGTCGGCGTCCTGGATGTGAAACAGTGCTATCCAACGCTGCCACATGAGCAGCTTCGCCTGAAACTGGAGAAGCGCATCAAAGACAGGAGATTCCTGCGGCTTGCCTTTAAGATCATAGCCAGCTATCAGCAGGCCATGGCAAACAAGACGCAGATGCTGCCGGAAGACACTGCGGTAGGTATTCCAGTTGGACTGTACACATCCCCCTGGTTTTTAAATTTTTTCTTTCAGGACTTAGATCACCTGATCGCAGAGAAGTGTGGTCTCAATCATTCCGCGAGATACGTCGATGATATGGTCCTGTTTGACAATTCGAAGAAACGACTGCATGCAGCGATCAGGACGGTTGGAGAATATCTGCAAAGCATGCAGATGAAGCTGAAGGGCAACTGGCAGGTGTTTCACTTACGGATTCGCCCGCTTGACTTCTTAGGTTTTAAGTTCCATACAAGCGGTAAAGTAACGCTTCGGAAGTCAATTCTGTATAGGATATCACGTAAAGCCAGGACGATAGCCAGAAATGGCTATGCCTCAGTGACCAACGCCTCCGGCATGATCAGCTACAAAGGATACATGGATCATTCAGACTCCACCGGATTCTATGAGAAGTGGATCCAGCCGTTTATAAACTTCAAAGTATTGAAAGGAGTAGTAAGCAATGAGAACAGAAAGCAATGTAAAGCCATCTGTGCAGCTTGAAATCGAAGCCTTCCCGAAGAAGGAGGGAACAGTCTGCACTGTAATCCTGTATGACAATGTCGCCGGCCCGTTCACAAAAGACAACGGCGCGGATCAGGAGCCGTCCACCTACTTCACCTATGACCGGTACGAGGTGGAAACCTACTACAGAGAAGGACTGGAAGAAAGCGTCCAGGCTTCCTTTGATGCCTGGCTTCAGAAGGCCAAAGAATCTGAAGCAGCCGGTGAGCCGCTTACTGAGATCGAGATCCTGCAGCAGACAGTGCAGACTTTAACTGCTGCCAACAAGGAACTCAGCAGTACAGTTGATGACTTAGTCATCGCATCCCTGGGAGGTGAACTTTAATGCATAGCGCAATGTACGAAAGACTCAAAAGGTTATATCTGGCTGATCGCCTGACAGACGCAGCCCTTCAGACTGCAGTGAAGAGAGGATGGATCACCGATGAAGAGAAGGAAGAAATCATCGAAGAAAAGAAAAAGACTGCAGAGTAACTTCATATGCAGCCATATCGATGAACGAAACATCTGCAGGCGCTCATATGAGCCCTGTACCGGGCCTCTGTGTCAATTTTATGAATCTTGCGGAGAATGCCGCAGCTATCATATACCGGCCAGCCAGGAGCCCTGCAGGAGCTGTATGAAAGGAGAAAGAGATGATTGAAACATTAATCCTGGCCGCCGGAATTCCGTCAGCGGCCGTGGGCTTCTGTTTCTGGTTTTTGGAACGAAAACTGGAAGCCAGGGCGGCCGCGGAAAAAGAAGAACGCCAGCGCCGGCAGAAAGAATTTGACGCAAGAGAGAAAAAGCAGGAGCAGCTGCAGCTTGTTGTGATCAACAGCGTGAATGCCTGCATGTCTCTTTCAGAGGCTACGGCCAAGGCAGTGCAGAGAATTCCCGACGCACACTGCAACGGGGATATGCACGCGGCTCTGGCATACGCGACCGAAGTAAAACATAAACAGAAAGAGTTCCTGACAAAGCAGGGAGTCGAACATATCATTTAAGGAGGCAATGACATGAAGAATATTAACTGGGCAAAGAAACTGACGAGCCGGAAGTTCTGGCTTGCGATTGCAAACTTCGTAACAATGATGATCGTGGCGTGCGGTGGAACTGAGAACCAGGCATCCCAGGTAGCTGCGCTGATCATGGCCGGAGCTACAGTGATCGCATATGTGATCGGAGAAGGCCTGGCTGATGCAGCAGGAGCAGCTCCGTCCATCGATGGAACTGAGGTCCTTCCTGGCATCGGCGTAGATGACACTGAGGAATAAGAAACAGAGGGCGGCACTGCTGCCCTCTTTCAGAAAAGGAGGACCAGCATGGAAATCAAAGGAATTGACGTCTCTGCTTGGCAGGGGCAGATTGACTGGGATAAGGTAGCGAGCTATGGGATGGACTTCGTCTTTATTCGAATTACAGAAGCAGGCAACGTGATCGATAGCTGCTTCGAGAGAAACTTCTCCGGATGTAAAAAGCACAATATCCCGGTCGGAGTATATAAATACAGCTATGCAATGACGATCGCAGAGATTCAGAGCGAAGCCAGGAAAGTCGTATCCGTCCTGAATGGAAGGAAGCTGCAGTATCCGGTATGGCTTGACCTGGAATACAATAACCAGAGAAGCATCGGAGCTGAGAGTATCCACAAGATGGCTGATGCTTTCAGAGAAATCGTAGAGGCAGCAGGTTACAAGTTCGGCATCTACTGCAACGTGGACTGGTACATGAATGTGATCTGCAGTCACCTGAAGAAGTACGATTTCTGGATCGCAAGGTATCCGGCCAACGATAACGGATGGCTCCAGGAGAGACTCCGGCCAGACTTCGGCGTCGGCTGGCAGTACAGCTCCAAGGCCAAGATCCCTGGTATTAGCGGAACCGTAGACCGGAACGTCTTCTACAAAGATTATTCCAAAAATGACAAGGGGGAGCCAGAAGTGAAGAAAACAAAAGAACAGATCATTCAGAACATCCGGAACGATGCGGTAGAGTTTGCGGTCGGAATCGCAAATGATAACGATCACGGATACAGCCAGAGAATCCGGAGTTTGTATGAAATCAATGCACCAAAGTCTTTCGATTGCAGTTCGCTGACCCTGACTGCTTACTACTACGCATTCCTTAAGAATGGGCTTACTCAGCAGGCCAGATACCTGAAGGAGCACTGCAGCTACACCGGCAATATGCTGGAAATGTTAAAATGCGGGTTTGAGGTCGTGGCCAGAAATCAGACAGCTCATGCACAGATGATCAAAGGCGATCTGGAACTGGCGGACAATAATCCAAATGGATCCAATAGTCATGTAGCAATGGCGATTGGTAAGGACAACATTGTCCATGCCAGAAGCTCCGAGGGAACGACGGACACAAAGGACAACTCCGGAAATGAGATCAGAACGCAGCCGTGGTACCTGTATAGTCATGGCTGGACGCACCGTCTCAGATTCACCGGAAAAGGAATCGACTTCTCCGGTCTCGTAAATACGAGCGGAAGCAAGCCAACAAAGAAACCAGAAACTGTGACACCGGAAACAACTACGAAAGGAGCTGGCTATATGTTTGAACCTGCACTTGTGAAACTCGGATCCACAGGAACATCCGTCCTGCTGCTGCAGGAGATCTTAAGAGCAAGAGGATTCAAGGGCAAAAATGGAAAGGCCCTGAGTTTATCCAGAAAGGCTGATGAGAACACGATCTATGCACTCAAGGCTTACCAGAAATCCAGAAACGGAGCTCTGGCCGTAGACGGAGAGTGCGGAGAAAAGACCTGGAAAGATCTGATTGCAATTTAATATGGACAAAAAGAAAGCCTGGGAGCTGAGCTCCTGGGCTTTTGTTAGATATTGATATCAGAGACGAATCCTTCAGGGAACAAGAAGATATCCCACACCTGTACAGGATCCAGGGAATAGCGCAAAGCAATCAGACGGATGTGCTTCACATTGAACTGTTGCCGGCCATTCCAGATGGTCGAGAAGTTAGGGACAGACATACCGAGGTATTCTGCCAAGTCTTTATTCAGATCGCCATGAGCAACCATGGCAGCTTTTAATTTTTCTTTGTCAAACATTTTTATTTATTCCTTTCTAAAAGGATAACCGTGGAGCGCTTCAATTCGGCTGCGTGGGGAAGCTGCAGAAAACCCAGGATAAAATTTATACAATCATAGGCGTCGCCTTTCTGGCCGATGGCCGGGTGCAAGATTTACGAGGACGTCCGGCGGGGCAGCCAGACCTTCAGGCTTTCACATTAAAAACCAGGGAAACTTGTCGAACATCAATCCACGGTACCCGTCGCGCTTCTTCCTGCAGGGCTTCGGACCTGCCATCGGCGGTTTAATACCTGGGAGATCAACTCTCCCAGAGTTCAATGTCGTGAATTTCGATACAGGATCCGAATTGATCCTTTGCAGCCTTTCTGGCCTGCGCTTTCGTATCGACGTAAGCTCTGACGACGTCCCAACCGCCGCCAGGATAGCTCCAGGTTACCAAGTAAACACGGTTTGTTTTCCTCATGATTCATACCTCCTATCTCGCCAAGCTGCGAATATATTTCTTGTTTTTAACGCTTGCGAGAAGCCGTTCGTATTCAGCAACCGGAAGAAGAATCACGGTGCTATCTTTTACCACCCAGCCCTGCAGGTTAAACTTTTCAATCATGTTCCATACGTCAATTATATTTCTCAACTGCTTCATACTAAGACCTCCGATTCATTTATTTGCTTTCCTTTAGGTTGTCTGTATATTAGCTCTGATGCCGGTACTATTCAAGTTATTTATAACCGTAATTTGCACAATGTTTTTACACTGAATTTGTCCATATCTTATAGTATTTTATAACTACTTTTCAGGGTAGTAATGTGTGATCTTTGTTCGGCCATCGAAGTACATAAGCACCGACGCAGGCTGGCCGGTCTCGGTTGCGACGTTCCTGGCAGTCAAGGCAGCCTCGCGTTGGCTGATGGTTTCCAGAAAGAAATCTCCGGATCCGAATACATGATAGATAGCTGGCATAAACAACGCTTCCTTCCATTTTTTGTATTTCACTTTTTTATAATGCGGGGTGAAAGACGCATAGTAAAAAAGTGAGCTTCAAAGCATAATAGAAAGGGACTCCCCGTCCCATACACATTTTTTAATTACGTCTTTCACAATTGCATTTTTCTCCGATGCGGAGAAGGAATCCAGGTCGGCAATGAGCCGGTTTATTTCAGATACCTTCGAGAGCGTATTCTGCTGCTGCATGGATCGCTTTCTCTCCGCAGCCAGTGCAAGGTTATGTTCACGCCGCAGGGCTTGAATTTCGAGATCCAGACGCTCCAGCTCAGCCAGGATATATTTCTGCGCTGAAGAATCCGCAGCCAGGGAAAGCGACGATACCAAGCGGTCAATGCGAGTCTGGCATGTGCTGATCTTAGAAGCTAAGACCTTCGGGTCCGGACCGTTTAACATATCCACATTGTTCTCTGCGAATTTGTGGATAACTTGCGGGTCGCGCTTGATGGACTGTAGAAGCTCCAGCACTTTCTGGTCAAGCAGCTCGCACTTGATCTGTCTGGAATCACACACTTCTTTCCCTTGCCTCATTCGTTTCAGACAGTAATACCAGGAGGACACGCTGCCATCGACCTTCTTCTTCCTGGACACGCACATGATGGATCCGCAGGAGCACCGGAGCACTCCCTTCAGAAGTGGCACATCGTACTTCATCGTTTTATCAAATTTATTCCTGGCGAATCTTGCCTGAACCGCCAGCCACTTCTCTGCCGGCATGAATGGTTCATGAGCACCCAGGCATACCAGCCACTTCTCCGGCGGCTGAAGCTCGTGCTTTTTGTTCTTCTCGGTTGATCTTCCGTAGATCATCACGCCGCGAGTACCGTCCCAGGATTCCCTCGGAGACTCCGGATCCATGATACAGCCTTTAGCAGCATAGAAGTCGTAGACCTCCGGAGTAGCAGCCACGCAGTACGGCATGGTCAGAATCTTATGCAGCTGAGTGGTTGAGAAGAATGCGCCGCGTCGTGTCCGGATTCCCTGGTTTTTAAAAGCTGTCTCCATACCCTGCAGGGAGTAACCGTTCTGCAGAAAAGTATCGAAGATCCAGGTAACATACTTCACACCTTCCGGATCCGGAACGATGGAGCAGTGCTTTTTACCGTTTACCTCAATGCGGGTACGGACATATCCTTCAGGTGGGTTTCCGCCGGTCCAGTAGCCCTTCTTTGCAAGACCGATCATATTGTCCGCCACCCTGGCTGCGATGGTCTCGCGTTCCATCTGAGCAAAGACGACGGTAACATACATCATGGCGCGTCCGATCGGCGTGGACGTGTCAATATTTTCTTTGATAGAGATAAACTTCACCCGGTGTTCTTCCAGGATTGCGTAGATATTCGCAAAGTCCCGGACATCCCTGGAAAGACGATCCAGCTGGTACACAATCAGAACATCACAGTTCCCTGCAGATATATCCGTCAGGAGACGCTGCAGATCGGGCCGCTTGGTGTTCGCACCAGTGAAGGCTTCATCCTGGTATTCCAGGAAGGAATCTACCTGTCCGGAGAACTTCATCTCCACATAGTCCCGGCACATCCGGAACTGATTGTCGATGGAATCTGAGTGATCAGAGTAGATGGACTTTCTGCCATAACAACAGATTATCATAACAACCTCCTAAAAAAGAGTATAAAAAATACGCCTATGCAGGCGCCCAGATCTGTGTTATAATTCCCTTGTCTAGAGGGAATTGTAACCAGTTGGATAACTGCCTACAAGGTTACACGAAACCGTCCGGTGTTGGAAGCGCTGGGCGGTTTTTTATTTATTCTTCGTCTGCGAGGTTTTCTACCTCACCGGTTTCAATATTGATCCAGTATTCACCGGTCACATCTCCACCGAACAACAGCTTTGCATCGTGTTCTTCTCCATCCATGTAGTTGTGAATAGTCACATCCACATAATCAGAATCGAACGCAGTGCAGATCTTTGTGGTCGTATTGTCTGTAAAATTAACGACCGCATGAATCTCGTCCTTTGAGGTCACGAACTCTTTGTAATAAGCCAGAGCAAAGTCAAGAGATGACTTATCAGAGGCCAGAGTAGCAATACGCCAGTTCCCTGTTACGTCGTTTCTGACTTCATTCGAGAAGTGCAGCTTGATCGCATCCTCATCCTTGTCATCTTCGGAACACTTCAGATCATAAGATCCATTTTTGACCGGTTCCTTCTTTTCTTCTGCCGGAGCTTCTGTGGCGGAAGCATCCTCGGCCAGGACTGCGTAGCTCGGAGCAACTGCAAGAGTTCCGGCTAACAGTAAAGCGGCTAATTTCTTTTTCATAAAGCACGCCCTCCTTTGAGTGAGATATTTATTTGAAACAGAGCACCAGGCGGTACCCGTATTTCCAGAACTTACCAGTTAAATAAATGATGTTTTACAGTATAATAGTTTTCGTGTGCCCAGTCGCTCCGGTCCTAAAAAGGGGGAGTTGGATATGAGCAAAAAATACGTTTTCTTCACTAAAAAATACATATACGCGATTTACTACCACGACGACGACACCATCTACATCAACCTAAATGCAAGTAAAAGCGCAAAAATTATATTAATTCGTTAAGGACACAGGAGGACTGGGTACATTACCCAAGTCCCCCTTTTTTTTCGTCGTCTTCCAAGACCTGGAAGTTCCGCTCGAATTCCTTAGAGGTAAGAGGAACGTCCGAAAAATCTTCCTCTGATTCCTGGATAGAGGCAACAACGTCCGCCATGAACTCCAGGATCGCATTTCTAGTATCTGCTTTCAGGTTTACAAATTTCTCAATCAATATCTGATCAGCAGCACTCAGTTTATATTTTTCCGCCAGGGCTTCCAACTCATTATCTGGATCAGGCACACACATATCACCGATTCCATCCCGAAGCCATTCTTCGTTTATTCCAAACTCCCTACATATTAGAGAAATCACTGGAGCTGACGGGTTTCTTCGTCCGCTTTCGTAACCGGTAATAGTATTTTGTACAGAACCAATTCTGGAAGCAAAAGCCTCCTGCGTTAAATCAAATTCTCGACGAATTTTTTTAATTCGATCTCCAATCGTCATTTTTTTCTCACCTCCTATGGCCTGAATTATAAAGCATAAAAACCGCATTGTCAACAAAAAACCGCGCTGACAACAAAAAAGTATTGACAAACACGCTTGCGTCAACATATAATAACGGCATAGACAACAAAAACCAACGCACCAACGAAAGGAGGAACCAAGATGGAAGAGAGAAGATACACAACAGAACAGCTCGAAAGCGCTGAGACCATCATGAAGATGCTGGCGGCGGTGCCAAAAGAAAAACGAGCTGAAGTGGTGAAAGCCACAAACATCTTCATGGCCGGCATGGAAGCTCAGAGAGCAATCGACGAACCGGCCATGGCCTAAAACTAAATAGAGAGCTGAGGGACGCGGGACCTCATTAAAAACCCAGGTCTGGTGGAGCCGACGCAGATAAGTCCACCCGGCGGGGAATCCGATGCCTGCGGAGAGCCGTCGTAATAGGGGTGGAAAGCGCAGACCCTAGTAAAAAAATCCCGGCTTGGAGGCAGATGAGAACACCAGAGAGAGAACATCCGGAGCATGGACTGGTGGGTGCGACTTAACCCCGGATGGCTGACCTGAAACGATCAGCACTGCAGGCAACGGCTATACGGCTACCCCACACAAAACTCAGGGAGCATAGCGGACAGGTTCTTCAATCGCCTTGGAGAACCTGTCACAGACTACCGGACCCAGCCAAGCCTAGAGAGCATAATAAAACCCTTCCGGTAAGTCAAGTACATTCAGAAAGGATGGTAACTATGAACATAAAGATGGAGGTGCAGTACACAGATGGATATGAGAAACGATTCACAGAGTCCCTGCTCAAACAGGTATCAAAGAGGGATGGAACAGAGAGAACGGAACAGGAAACGCCGCAGAAACGCTCGGCTTAAGAGGATCCTGAAAGAAGCAGCTGTCTGCATAAGTGTAGCAGCTCTTACAGCAGGGGGGCTCCTGTACATAATCTTAAACGATCCATACGAAGCTCCGGCAACTCCCATCGAAAGAACCTACTGGAACGGACAGCAGTACACCCAGGAGGAATACGAATCGATGATGAGCGAGAGAGAAGCGTATCTGCAGCAGGAGGGCATCCAGGAATGAAGATGGCACTGACAGACGGAATGGTCCGGATCATTGAAGCCGATGCCATTCAGAAGACGATCATCAAGAGCTGGAACCAGATGCGATGGATCAGAGGACAGCAGATGTATGAAGGGATTGCCAGTGCGGAACTGCTTAATAAACTGGCCACCCTCGTACATCTCCCTCCATCCATCGAAGCGGAACGAACCAGAATGAATGAGGTCCAGGAGGCGGTAGATCAGGAACGAACTAGGGAGCATCCGGAACCACTGTATAAATACCCGGTAACAAAGAACCTCTATGAACACCAGGTAAGAGCGGCCAACATGGCACTCATGACCTTCGGATTCATTGAGACGCCGAAAAAGGAGGAAGACGGAAAGTGAGAGTTCAGATAGAGATACCAAAAGAATTTGAAGAAGACTATCGAAAAGATAGATTCAGAGATTTCTTTGAAAGAGTAAGAACAGACATCGACTATAGAGGGCTCTGTGGAAATTATGAAAAAGAAACTGCCGGAATGTTCATAGATGCATTTAAAGATTCGAGATGCGTCGATTATGAAAGAACCCACAGACGCGCAGAGCCAACGAAGGAAAGAGGGCTTAGATAGTGAAGACAACAGAGAAGCCAAGGGCAGAGCCGAAGACAGACCGGAGACTTAAGCCGGCACCCAGGGCAAAGAAGAACTGGACTCCGGAAGAGGATGCCTTTCTTCAGGACAAATGGGGAAGCCTTTCAATCCCTGCATTAGCAAAGAAGCTCGGTCGCAGCGCGGAAGCGATAAATAACCGAAGATACCGTCTGGGATGCGGAGCGCACCTGGAAAATGACTACCGGGTTTCGTTAAACCAGCTGATGAGTACCATATACGGCACAAAGAGCATGGAATCGTACATAACAGGACGCCTGATCAAAGCAGGACTGCCAGTACGCTGGCACAGAACAAATGCCTGCAGGTTTCAGGTTGTTGATCTGAAAGAGTTCTGGCAATGGGCAGAACAGAATCGAATGATCCTGGATTTTTCCAAGTTTGAGGAATTGAGCCTGGGAGCAGAACCGGAATGGGTAAAAGAGAAACGCAAGGCGGACTTTGAAAGAGGACAGCAGGTCGGGAGACATAACACCTCTTGGACAAAGTCAGAAGATGAGAAGCTGAAGCGTATGCTTTCAAAACACCAGTACGGATACAGGGAACTGGCCAGGGAGCTCCGGAAGACAGAAGGCGCGGTCAAGCGCAGAATTTGTGATCTTCAGATCAAAGAGCGCCCCGTCAAAAGCAAGACCCGTATGTGGACAGAATCCGAGGTAGAGGTTCTTTGCGATATGGTCGAAAAAGGATATTCATGGGAACAGATCGCAGAGAAACTGGACAGATCGGCACTGGCCACCAGGGGAAAGTATGAACGGCTTATGAACCCGGCATACATGAAAAGATATTACAGAGGGAATGGCACTGAATATCAAGACATCTACAGCATGAAACCTTCAGAAGTCCTGGCAAGACACAAGGCGATGCAAGGTGTGGAATTCAGTGAAGCCCCCCCCCGATGACACTTATTATAACAAAGATTCAAGGAGAATTAAATGCAGAATATAAACAAAGGCTTCGGCCTGCTGTTTGAGATGGGATGCGGAAAAACGCTGACAGCGATCGCGATCGCGGGCGCCGGCTACCAGATGGGAAAGGTCGAACGTCTTCTGATTGTGGCACCGACCTCCGTCGTGGCTGTATGGCCAAAGGAGTTGCAGGAGTACGCAAAATTCAAGTATACCTGCAAGACGCTCCTGGGAGAAAAGAAGCAGCGCATAAAGCAGATCGATGACCTTCTGAAATTTCCATTCAAGGCTCTAAAGGTCGCGGTGATCAACTACGAGTCAGCCTGGCGGCCAGAGATCCTGGAGAAACTCAAGGAGTTCGATGCGGACATGGTGATCGCAGATGAGAGCCAGCGTATCAAAACATACGATGCAGCACAGAGCAAGGCCATGCATGAGCTGGGAGATCAGGCCAGATATAAACTGATCTTATCCGGAACTCCAGTCCAGACTGCAGCTATTGACATCTGGTCACAGTACCGCTTCCTGGACAAAACCGTATTCGGAGATAACTTCTTCAAGTTCCGCGGCCGGTACGCTATCATGGGCGGCTATGGAAACAAGAAGATCGTCGGATACAAGGACCTGGAAGGCCTGATCAAGAAAGAACACAGCATCGCCTTCAGAGTTACCAAAGACGAGGCTCTGGACCTTCCGGAGCAGACGTTCGAGACCAGGAAGATACAGTTCAACCAGAAGGAAAAGAACCTGTACGAGAGAATTAAAAAGGACAGCTACGCAGAGCTGGACGGAGGCGGCCACATTACCGCAACCACAGTCCTGACAAGGCTGCTCCGCCTGCAGCAGTTGGCCGGAGGGTTCCTGGTTCAGGATGACGCGCAGAAGCCGCAGCTGGTAAGCAGGGCCAAGCTGGATGCCCTGGCAGATATCATCGAGGACTATGTGATCGGATCCGGAAAGAAGCTGGTGATCTTCGCAAGGTTCATCGCAGAGGTAAAAGCAATCATGGAGCTGGCCGACAAGGTCCTGCCGAAGGAGCTGAAGCAGGTGGCCATCTATGGTGACATTAAGAAAGAGGACCGAGGCGACATTGTGAAGCAGTTCCAGGAGGACCCGAAAACAGTTCTCTTTATCGGACAGATTGATACCGCCGGTACCGGAATCACACTGACAGCTGCAGATACCTGTGTCTATTACAGTAAGAACTTCAACTACGCAACGTACAGCCAGAGCCTCTCCCGTATCCACAGAATCGGCCAGAGAAACTGCTGCACATACATCGATCTGGAGATTGAGGGAACTATCGACGAGCTGATCAGCAAGGCCCTGAGTCGAAAAGAGGACATGGCCAAGACGGTCGTAGATAACTGGAGGGATTTCTTTTGAACAATGACAAATTGACGCAGGCCATCAGAAAAATGGGAGAGGCGGCGATCTTGCTTGGTGAGTGGTGTACGGAACTCTTTGCAACAATGATTGATGCCGCCAGGAATATAATGGCAAGCTGCAGCATAAGCGCCGACGAAGCGCCGCTCAAGATGCTTAAGAGGCAGAAGTACCTGGAAGAAAAATATAAAAAGATCCGGAACGTGCCAGAAGGCAAAAGTAACAACTGGCTTAAGATGCATGGATATCCAATGAGAAGGGAGGTCGCAGGAAGACATGGAAGAAGGAAAGAACATATCTGCAGAAACCATTCAGGAAGTTGTCCAGAAGATAATGGACTCAGTAAAAATAAATACCAAGAGCCAGGACGCACTCCTGAAATTGAATCAGAAGTACATAACTGCAAGGGGAAAGATTTACCTGCTCAAGGAGCTGGAGCTGATCGGAGCGGAAACATGCCTGAAGTTAATCGACAGCCTCAACTCGCAGTATGTAACTCTGGCCTTAGAAATCAGAACATAAGGAGGAACCAGAATGGCAGAAGGTATTCTGGCGGCTGGCCGTCGCGCAAGAGATAGAACCTGCAGGAGGGAGAGAAAATGAAACTGAATGACGTATATACGAAGCCACTGAAAGACGTCGTAGAGGAACTGAACCTCACGGACATGAAGGTTCACACAGACGACGATGGAGAAGTGAGATCCATAGAGCTGAAATATGAGCCGAACAATCGCTTCACGAAAGGAGTTCGGTCATGATATTAAAAGAAATCGGCCGCAAGATAGCTCAGGCATTCAGATCAGTAAAGGCCGCGGACGAGAAGGTGGCATCCAGCATAGTCGCGACGCTGGATGCCAAGGCGGAGCAACTAAAGGAATACGAAAAGAGCTTCGAACCAGAACATCCGGAACCGGAACCAATGCAACAGTTGATTCAATCATTGGCGGCGTGTGGATTGAGTACAGATGAAGCAGCATGCTCAATCGCGAAAGCCCTGGCGCAGAAACCTGAGCCGCTGCGACACCTAACAAACAACTGGCGCAAGATGCATGGCCTGCCGATGCATCGAAAACCTGCAGCGTTCAGGAGAAGGAGGAAAGGCAATGAAACAGGAAAGCAGAGTAAATAATCCAAAGCCGTGGATCGCGCAGCTATTCTGCAGACACCATGGCGAGTGGTTCAGAAGACAAGAGCCGTTCTACAACCTGAGCGGCGAGACGCAGTATAAAGTCTGCACAAAGTGCGGAAAGAAACTGGATGAGAGATTTATTCCGAACTTTGACGGAAGCTAAGGAGGTGCCCAGATGGAGCGTTCAGGAGAAGGAGGGAAACTAAATGAAAGATGAGACAGCGATAAACAGCTACGAATTAACGCTGACACCAAACTATGTATCGGATTGGAATTTTAACGATGCTCTCAGGGAGTTGATACAGAACGGCACTGATCAGGAGGTGCTGGATCCAGATAACGAATTCCAGATCGACTACAGCCCAAAGGAAAAAGTGCTCCGGCTCAAGAACCGGAAGTCTGTTCTTAAAATAAATACCTTGCTTTTAGGAAGAAGCAGCAAGGCGAATAACGAGGACACGGTCGGACAGTTCGGAGAAGGCTATAAAATCGCCGCATTGGTTCTGAATAGACTAGGGAAGACCTTCACGATTTACAACAATGAAAAAAATGAGGTCTGGGAATCCCGATTCAAAAATTCAGAGAAATGGTTGGAAAAAATCCTCTGCTTTTACGTCAGCAAACAAAAAACGGATGACCACGGCTTATGCATCGAAGTAGGCAATGTCACGCAGGGAGAATTTAATGATTTATACAAGGTATGGCTCCACTTGGACGATTGTGACTACAGCAAAGCGGAAACGAAGTATGGAGAAATCATCTTGGACGAAGCATATGCCGGAGAAGTGTACGTCAATGGCTTATTCGTGGACTGTAATAGCGATCTGAAATACGGTTACAATTTTAAGCCAAAATACATACGCCTGGAGCGCGATAGAAAAACCTGCGACACATGGAATGTTGAAGATACAACATCGCTCATGATTGCAGAGGCAATGGTAAAGGGAGACATTCCGATGGAAAAAGTGCGGAGGATGGTCGAGGAAAGAGCCGACGACGTGTACCATTTCGAGTTCAATGCCTACAGTGACGACGTGAAAAAAGTTCAGGAAATGCTGATAGAATCATTCGATACACAAAACCCGCAGCCATACTCTGTGCCGGTAGATTCGCAGGAGGATATAAGAAAAGTTAAGGCATACGGAGGGAATCCAGTAGTCGTTCCAGCAGGCGTGGCGAAGCTGCTCAAGAAAGAAAAAGACAAGCGCATCAAAGCGCTTACAGAAATCCCATGCGCCAACGTTATGACTTTGAAAGATAAATTCAATCGCTGGTACGACGTATACGCGGAAGACATCCGAGACGAAGCGCGAATGGAAATAAGAAATCTCATCGATGAATTGGAGTGATCACCATGGATAAAATCGTGATCTGCAAGCAGTGCAATCGACCAGAATACTGGGGAGAGATGCGGTGGTTATCGGGAAAGTGCACCTGCAGAAATTGCTATCGAGCAAACTGGCAGGATGAGAATAAAGCACTGTATGAATGGGATGACCTGGACGGCCCGCGGCCGACAGTTGAAGAATATAACATCCAAGAAAGAGAGGAAAAAGACGATGGCACTTATTGACATGGTGAATGATTACCAGGAGCTCCTGGAGAAAAAGGAGTCCCTGGCAGAAGCCACAAAGGAAAACAACGAGTTGATCGAAGCGATGAAGCAGGAGATCGCGCAGCAGATGATTGATGATGACTGTCCGCGCATCGCATCCGGTGATTACATGTTCAGCCTTCAGATCAAGAACCAGTTCTCGAAGAAATCAGAGGCTGACCTGGCAGCAGGCGGATTGGACTTCTTCGAGGTCTTAAGAGAACAGGGATTCGGGGAACTGATCAAAGAGACGGTCAATCCTAGATCTCTTCAGAGCGCCATGAAAGAGCTCGTGGCAAAGGAAGGAGAACTCCCTCCGGAGCTGGCCGAAGTGATCAGTCAGTATGATCAGACAGATATCTTAAGAAGAAAGCAGACAAGCAGTGCTTTAAAGAAAGCCAAGGGAGGAAAATAAAATGGGATATGAACAGATGGAATTTGATGTAACGCTTTCCGGAGACCGGGAGCTGAAGGACAACGTAGGCATTGCCGTAGAGTTTGCCTGCCGCCAGGTAGCCGCTGAAAACCGCAAGACCGTAGAAAGTAACCATGAAGGATACGGAATCGCCGCTGAGGGCAAAGTAGCCCTGGATTCTGCGATGAAGAAAGTCAGCGATGACATGAAGCTCTTTCTCCGTATCCTTCCGGCAGGAAGCGGTGAGGCGATCAGCGCGGCCAGCAGTCTGAAGAACTCAGCTATCGAAGTCGCCTTCGAGGCAGTGAAGCTGGCAGCCAATGCAGATAAGGTCATGAATGACCTTTACACTGTAGCTCAGAGCGAGACCACCCCGATCGAGGACTACCTGAATGAACAGGATGGAGAATTTGAAGAAGCAGCAGAACAGGATCTGGAAGAAGCACAGGAGGAAGAGAAAGATGTCGAATGATAATGTAAAAGTAGCGATCACATGTGCAGATGGAAAAGTAGAGACAGTAGAAAGCCATGCAGTGTATGGATGCGCTGTAACGGAAGTATCAGAAGGAAGAGATCATGGCATCGCCTGCAAGAGTTTCTTCACTGGCCATGTTAATCCAATTTTTATGGGTACCCCAATGGGAACCAGTGTCATGCTTGTGACGAAAGAAATGTGTGATGGCGATCCCATACTTGAACGAATCATTCTGGAACAGGCAGTGGCGGTACTTGACGGAAGACTGAACGAACTGAAAGGAGAAGACATCCATGGCGGGAATTAATGTAAAGCAGCAGGTGATTCAGGAGTTTACTGACAGCTTCGGGAATGCGATTCACGAAGGAGACCTTCTGCTTCTCAATATCAAGAAAGCTGAGAAAACTGAGAATGTCCTCTGCGTCTTCAGAGGAACGAAGGGACAGTACCTGGTGACCAGCACCGTAGACAAAGTATACCTGAACCAGTACCGTCTGAGCTCTGTAGATAAGTGCCAGGTGGTCGGGGATATTAAATTCAAGAAAGTGGAGGATGATGAGTAATGGCAGCAGAAAAGAAAAACACAGCACTGGCAACTGTTGATACATTTCAGATCGTGACAGGCATGGAAGGCCTGGACGAAGAACTCCTGGCTGAGCTGGAAGATGAAATGGACGACCTGGACGCTGTGAAAGGAATCTCTTGTAGACACATCAAGATTCCGTCCGGAGGCGGCAAAGCGTATGAGGTCGAAAGCGATGATCCGGACGATCCCGACATCGAAAAAGAGATCGAGGCAGTGATCATTTTCACACATAGAATGAACTCTTACTGGGAGGGAGAGTTCGGAGCTACCGCGGAAGATGGCTCTCCGAACCTTCCGAAGTGCAGCAGCATGGACGGAAAGACAGGAGTCGACCTGGATACCGGCGAAGTCAAGAGTTGCGAGAACTGCCCTCTGAACCAGTACGCAGACGACGGATCCGGGAAACAATGTAAGAATATCCGCCGCCTGTACCTTCTCATTTCCGGGAAACCGGGCGTTTATCTTCTCAGCGTTCCGCCAACATCTATCAAGGATGTAAATAAGCAGCTGGCCAAAATCATGGGAATTCAGAAGATCCCATACAGCAAGATGGTGGTCCACCTGAAACTGGAGACTGCAGTAAACCGTGGCGGAATCAAATACAGCAAGGTTGTCATCGAGAAAGCCGGCACACTTCCCAAGGAAGCCTGGCCAACAACCTCAGCCATGAGAAAAGAGCTGAAGGAAAAGTACAAGGACGTAGCGATCACTTCAGATGATTACAACCAGTCCGGCAGCAGTTCCGCACCGGTGGATCGGGACGGATTCATGAGCGTGGATGACGCGATCACAGAAGATTTACCTTTTAACCAGTAAACAACAGGGGGGGGGCTTTGCCCCATCCCCCTCAATTCATAGGAGGGCAACATGAATACGGAAACGGCGGACCTCGACAGCATAGTCGATTACAGAAGTGAATACGGCGTTATCAAGAAAGCAAAGATCACTGGCGATCAGTTGATAGGTCTCTGCCCTTTCCATGACGACAGCAATAACAGCTTCTCGGTGAATTTAAAGACCGGACAGTGGCACTGTTTCGCTGAAGACAGAGGCGGAAACTTCCTGGACTTCTATGCAGAGTTAAATGGCTGCGATACCAAGGAAGCCTATGCAAAGATTCTGGAGAAGTATGGAGTTGAGACCGGAGAACAAAAGAAGCTGGAAGCGCAGAAAAAAAGCTACAGCCTGACCCAGTATGCCTTCGAGAAGAAGCTGCCAGAAGACTGGCTGGCCAGTGAGTGCTTCTTAAGCACCATCAAGGACAAAAGGACCGGAGCTTCCTACATGAAGATCCCATACCTGGATGAGAACCGGAAGGAATCCACGTACCGGAAGCGCTTCGCACACAAGGATTTCAGATGGAAATATGGTTCTTCCGGAAAAATCGGCTTGTACGGAGAATGGAGACTTCCGGAAATCAGAAGTGTAGGATATGCAGCCATGGTGGAAGGTGAGAGCGATTCACAGTCAATGTGGTACATGGGAATCAGCTGTCTGGGAGTTCCCGGAGCCTCGATGTTTAAGCCGCACCAGGCCGGAATACTCCAGGACTTGAAGATTTACCTGCATGTAGAACCGGATCAGGGCGGCGAAACGTTCCTCAGAAAAATGCTGGCGGGATTAAGAGAGGGCGGATTCATCGGAGAGGTGTACCGCTTTTCCTGCAGCAGGATCCAGGGATGCAAGGACCCGTCGGACGTTTATGTGAAGTTCGGAAAAGAGGAAGCGCAGAAGAAGATCCTGAAGCTGATCCAGAACGCAGAAAAGATTGACCTCGATGCTCCGGAGGAAATCCCGGAAGCAATCCAGGGTGCCCCGGTGAATTTAAGACAGCCGGAAAGCTGGATATATTCAGATAAGGGGATCAGCCACATAGACGAAAAACAATATACGCCGAAGATGGTCTGCAGAACCCCGATCATATTAACCCAGCGTCTCAGAAGCATAGAATCCGGAGAGGAAAAGATAGAGATCGCATTTAAGAGAGATGGAACCTGGCACAGGGCCATCTTCCCGCGATCAACTATATTCACTGCAAGAGGGATCACTACACTGGCCGATCTTGGATGTACAGTTACATCAGAGAACGCAAAGCAGGTCGTCCGGTTCCTGGCCGCACTGGAAGCAGAGAATATCGACATCATCACAAAGGCAGATGCAACGTCCACATTCGGATGGCAGCCAGGGAAACGGTTCATCCCAGGAAGGGAACAGGGAATCGTTCTGGACATTGATCCAAGCCAGAAGGGAACAGCCATGGCATACTGTCAGGCCGGCGAAATGGAGAAGTGGGTGGAAACCATGAGACCGCACAGAGACAGGGACAAGTTCAGATTCATCCTGGCGGCCAGCTTCGCAGCTCCGCTCCTTCGGATCCTGAAACAGAGAATCTTCTTCGTATACAACTGGGGAGGTTCTAAAGGTGGAAAGACTGCAGCACTTAAGGCTGCACTGTCCGCCTGGGGCGACCCGGAAAGATTGATGGTCAATTTCAACGCAACTCAGGTCGGCCTGGAAAGAACTGCGAGCTTCTTCTGTGATCTTCCGCTTGGAATCGACGAGAGACAGCTGGCCGGAAGGAACCAGGAAGGGCTGGAGAAGACCATCTACATGATCGCATCCGGCACTGGAAAAATCAGAGGAAGCAAGGGTGGCGGCCTTCAGACTACGCACCAGTGGCGAACAGTAGCCCTGGCTACAGGAGAAGAACCACTATCGACAGAAACCTCGCAGACCGGCGTCAGCACTCGTGTTCTGGAAATCTACGGCGGACCATTCAATGATGAGAAGGCGGCTAGCAAGATGCATCAGGACGCAGGAACAAACTGCGGATGGGCTGGACCGGAATTCATCGAACATGTGATAAGCGTCTCAGAGCGGTCTATCTGCGAAAAGTACGAAGAAATGGTGAAGTTCGTCTCCGGTGTCGCGAATGGGAAATCAGGAAGCCATGTGGCCGGTGTCAGCGCAGTAGCCCTGGCAGACGCCATGATTGATACCTGGTTCTTTCGGGATGCAGATGCGCCGGAGCAAAGCAGCCAGGGAACAGAAGCGAACCTGAACATCCGGAACGATTCCTGGGAAAGAGCAAAGCAGATGGCAGCAGCGATCCTCCAGGAGCAGATGAACGCAGACGTCGGAGATGTCAATGAGAATGCAGTCCAGTTTGTTGTGGACTGGGTTCTGCAGAACCGGCTCTACTTCGGAGAGAAAGCCATCGGCACCTGCCTGGGGACTTTTTCAGAATCCGGGAATACCGCGTACATATTCCCATCGGCCCTGAACCAGGCACTCACGAAAGCAGGATACAGTGCCAGAAAGACCCTGAAGTACATGGCCGACAACGGACTGATCACATCGCAGGAACGCTCTGATCATAAAGGGAAGACCTACCAGGTCGTGAAGCGGTTCGATAACCGGCTCTGCAAGTTTGTAGAATTCTTCGTCGGAAAGCTCTCTGAAAAAGAAGATGCAGTGGACATTGACGATGAGGAAGAAGAAAAGCCAGCAAAGCCGGCAGAAAAAAAACAGCAGTATAAACAGGAAAGTCTGACGGATAAAGACGGGTTCATGCCGGTGTCCGAGGACTACGATCTCCCATTCAATTAGCTCCGAAATGTTACTCCTTTTAAAAAGGAGTAACATTGGAGTAACAAAAGGAGTAACAAAAAAAGCCAGTATTTATGCGGCTTTAGAGGGTATGTTACTCCTGTTACTCCTAAAATAGAGATATATAGTGTTTTTATAGAAATTTGTACCATTTGTACCAAAAAACGGTACACAGGGTACAAATTCTTAAAAAAATCATTGTGTATTTAAAAAAAGGAGTAACAGGAGTAACAATGCCCGGAACCCTAGTAAAATCAAGGGTTTTCGTGTTACTCCTTTTTAAAATCAAAAGGAGTAACAAAAATGAAATGTACATGGCAAGAATTCACCGAAAAGCTCCGAATATACCGTAAAAACAGGGAAAATGTGCCCTTGCAAGAGTTAAAGACAAAATATGCAAAGGGATATAACAAACTGATTTCAGATTTGTACGAAATGGCGGCCGATATCTTAAGAGAGATCATCTGCGACGGAATGTTTACCATGACCGTCGATATCGCAGAAAGAAAAGAGCTGTCTGACCGGATAAATCAGATCATCGATGCAGAGGGAAAAGCCGGAATAGGAAAGGAACTTCGCAGAGCAATATTCCAGGAATATGATCCGGAAAAGTTTCTGGACATCGCAGTCAAGAGGCTGCACTTCCCGGCCTGGTACCAGGCATACGCTCCGTACTGGGTATCAAAGTGCCAAAAGGAACCGGATGGCCGGATCCGATGCTCCCTGCTTCCGGAATTTTACTGGAGCGAAAGCTGTCAGATATGGATAAGAGAGAAGAACGGCACGTGGGAATTTACATCCATGCTGCCGCCAACAATGGAAATGGTTAGAAAAGAACAGGAGGAAATGAAATGCCGCAGGACATATTCACAGTCATAATCGTATCGATCACCGTAGGATTTATCGCTTCAGCGATCACAGACTGTATCAAAGACATACACAGAACCGAAGAAAGGATCCTGATCAGAAAGGAATCCATGATGAAAAGAAAGATTGAAGCAAAAGAAAAAAGAAGAGCTGAAAAGCTGCAGCTTCAGAAAGAATCGAGCCAGGAGGGAAAAGACGATGGTGATAAAGAAAGCTATTGAGATCGCGAAAGACATACATAGCGAGGAAACCGAAGTGGAAGATAAGCTGACAGCAATCCAGGACATCATAGAGCTTGACCGGGTACCGAAGAACGTGAAGAAGGAAGACCTGGTGGAAATGCTGCGCTGGCTGATCGAAGAATATATCTAAGGGAGGATGAAGACATGACAGACAAAGAAAGATTTGAAGAATTGATGCAGAGCGTATCAGATCGCCCGGGATTTGACCGGTTAATGAATTACATCAGAAAAAGTGACTTTTATACAGCTCCGGCAAGCACCCGCTTTCATTTATCATGCGAGGGTGGCCTGTTGCAGCACAGCCTGAATGTCTACGACGCGCTGATCGGAAGACTGCAGATGCTGGATGATGGAGAGTATCACTACATGGTAGCCGGAAAGAGTGTGGCGTCCTTTAGCCAGGGAACTCTGGCTGTAGTCTCCCTGCTCCATGATATCTGCAAGACCAACTTCTATACAGTCGAATATCGGAACAAAAAAGTGTATAACGACAAAGGATCCAAGAGAGATGCCGGCGGCAGGTTTGACTGGCAGGTGGTGCCAGCATATGCGGTTGAAGATAAGAATCCATATGGGCATGGAGAAAAATCCGTCATGATGGTGGAAGAGTTCATGAAACTCTCCATGGAAGAAAGATATGCAATCAGATGGCATATGGGAATGGGAGACTGCAGCTATAACGAGATCCAGGCATTCAACGCCAGCTGCGAACTGTATCCGCTGGTACTTCTTCTTCACAATGCTGATCAGGAAGCAAGTCATTTTATGGAAGACCCGGATGGAAGAAAGCAGATTTTTAAAGAAGCAGGCCAGGAGGCAGCGGCACCAGCTGATCAGATGGCGTTCGAGGAAGCTCCTGCAATGGCTCCGGCCTGAAAGGAGCCGCCATGAACACAGAAAAAGATGATCAGGAACAGATGGAGTTCCTGGAAAGATGGAGACAGGAAAAGGAGGAAAAGAAGCGTGTTAGAGAGATACGAGCCGAACTTCGACGAAAGCGAATTTATAAAATCCTTCATGGAAGCAAGAAGCATCCGGACGAAAAAGGAAGCGCTGAAAGCATTAAGAAAAGAGATTAAAAATGAACCGTACTATCAGGACAAAATCAAAAAAGCCCTGAAGGCGAAATACCCGAAGGCATTTATCAGAAAGATCAGCCAGGGGCTGTTCAGTGAAGCCGGGATCCCTGATATCTTAATGATCCACGAGGGGCACTACTACGGATTCGAGGTGAAGCGTCCGGTGGTTGGCGTTCCGTCGAAGCTCCAGGAGGAAACAATCCGGCAGATTACTGCTGCCGGAGGCACCGCCATCCTTGTACGCTGGCCAGAGGAAGCCATTCAGGCAGTGGAACAGTACAGGAATGAGAATACGAGAGAAATCGGGGCTCAGATTGCGGCCGGACTTGGTGATGCGATACGTGAAAGCGCGGTAAGAAATCTCAGACAGAATCTCAGGAGGTAACACCATGTTAAGTGATCTTGAAGGGAAAGTGATATCCGGCTGGCTTGAAGATGTCGAAAATGTAAAAAGCCTTTCAAATGAGGACCGCATGAAACTTTTAGAAGCCCAAAAGCAACTCCAGGAAGCTCAGATTCAGATGGAGAGAGCCGGAGAGACGATTAAAAATATCGTAATGAGAGCTATGGCATTTCAGAGCGGAACAACGTTCTTGTTTAAGATGTAGGAGGACAAGGTATGAACAGAAACAGAAAAGGCGTCATGCCGGAGATCACAAGAGCTATGTACAAGGATATCAAGAAATACGATCGGCAGCAGTTCACGAGATTCTGTGCGGATTTGTACGGATATGGCTTCGAGGACGGGAAAGCGGCAGTTCCTGGCGTAGACATCAAAAAAGTATACGCGGCTTTAGACCAGGTGAAAGGAATCGGGCCAAAAGTGATGGATAGAATCCGCGCTGCACTGGATCCGCTCTTCCAGGAGGAAAAATAATGGGAAAATACGCAGAAATTTCTGAGCTTGAAGACTATCTGAAGGAAGCTAAAATTCCGTATGAGACAGAAAAGCTCTATGATGGCTTTCAGATCGGAATCCCGAAGATATGGGAGGAAGAACGACAGATCAGCGTGATCGAGCACTCATCGAGCTATGGGTCCGCGTTTGATCTTCTCGAGCTGCAGTATCCGGACGGAGAAGTCCGGGGATTTTTGAAGGCAGAAACAGCATTCAAGCTCATTCAGAGAATTATGGAGAAATGGCATGAAGAAGAAACTGAAACAGAAAACTGAGAAGATATTCCGTCCGCCGCTCAGTCAGCCGGCATATTTGAAGAACTTTCTTCTTCAGATGCCGGTACCGGCGCTCCTGGCAAGCCTTGAGAGTACGGTGGACATCTTACACGAAAAAGGGATTGAAATCAAGGACTGGGAAGACAAGGACAGACACCTGGTGCAATTTAGACAGCTGGGAGGAAAGTGCTACTTCTTCGCACAGCGGAAAGAGAGGTAAGACCCATGGACAGGGACGAAAAAGAAGATAGAGAAATATTGAAGTTCGTTCTGGAACAGATCTATCGGGCGAAGCGCCGCAAGGGCCAGCTGGATCGGAGGCTTGAGAATTTGAAGTGTGATATGCGATCCGCACCAGGAGCACAGGGGCGTGGCCGCAGGACCACCGGAGACCATGGCGATGGCACAGCCAACCTGGTAGTGAAGCAGTCCAGCATCGAAGAGAGAATCGAGAAGCAGAAGTACAACGTCAGCCTCTCGATCGAAAAGACCATGGACTTATTAGAGCTGCTGCCGGAGACGTCCCTGGAACGAGAGATCATGGAACGCAGGCATCTGGACATGGAAGACTGGAAGGACATAGCGGATGGCATCTACATGAGCCGGAGCCAGTGCAATAAGCGTTACAATGCAGCGCTTAACTATCTCCTGCAGCAGGATGGAGTCCTGGATATCGTAGATGAGAACAGGGCAGTTTACCAGAAACATCTGGCTCAGAAAATGGCCAGGAAAAAATTCTGGAAAAAGTGACACCCGGGGGTATAACCCGGAAAATATTTTCAGGAATTTTTTCAGGAAAATAAAAGCTCGGTGCATCCGGGCTTTTATTCCGGAGTGAAGCAGGCAGGGCAGTAGGCAGTAACAGGGCAGCAGCTCAAGACCGTAGCTGCAGCACAGCACCAGCAGAACGCCATGCAGGGAACACAGTAGGCCATGGGTCAGAGCCAGGCGTACAAAAGAAGACACTCCGGTAGACGGGGCCAGATATCCGCCCAGGAATATACAGGGCTTACCTTCAGATGGATAGCCGCAGCCAGAGCAGAGGGAGAAGGCAGCAGGGGCCAGGCAGCAGGGAACAAGTCCAGTCAGGACAGGCCAGGCCACACAACAGCCAGGGCAAGGACAGACAGCACAGGCACAGTGAGGCAGGGCATGCCAGGGCCAGAGCGCAGGGCCAGTCAGGAAGCAGGGAGACACAGCAGACCAGGCACACACACCACGCACAGCAGACAGAGCCACACGGCACGCAGGGCAAGCGAGGCAGCAGAGGGACGAGGCAGGCCAGGGGCCAGGCAGCAGGAAGCGCAGGTGCAGAGGATCACCCTCTTAAACATGAGACACACTGAGACATCCAACTGTGCTATAGTGGTAGCGTGGCAAGAGAGTGAGAGAGGACGAGCAAGGCAGGGCAACACCCCGGCCCACCAGCTCGTAGAGAGAGACAGTCGAGAGGCTGTCTCTTTTGTTTTGCTTTCAGACATCTGTGGAAGAAGGCCACCCGGCCAGTGCGGCAGGGCTTAGGTACTACCCAGGCCCCCTACGGCCCACGGGGCGGGGAAGGCCCGGTTCTTTCCCGGATGCGAGCAAAAATTTTTTCCTTATTTCGTTACGCTTGCCCGAGAATCCCCCAGGAAGGAGGAAAAACCATGGGAGATTGCATGAAAATGGAGCGCCGGAGGCTTTCAGACCTGAAACCTGCGGAATACAACCCAAGGGTTCCGCTCCAACCGGAGGACAAAGAATATCAGGACATAAAATGCAGCATTGAAGAGAACGGATATCTGGATCCCATAGTAATCAACTACGACGGAACCATTATAAAGGGCCATCAGCGCCGCACAGTTATGATGGACCTCGGAATTGAGGAAGCAGAGGTTGTTGTTCTCAATATCAGAGACAAAGGAAAAGAGAAACAGGCCAACGTGGCCCTGAACAAGATCACTGGCCGCTGGGATGAACTGAAACTCAGAGATCTGCTTCTTGATTTAGAGCTGAATGAATACGATCTGGCAGCAACCGGATTCTCCACGAGCGAGCTGGAAGATCTCTGTGTTGACCTTGAGAAGGATGCCAAAGCCGAAGATGATGACTTCAATCCGGAAGAAGAATATGAAAAGATCATCGAACCGGTTACTAAGAGGGGAGATATCTGGCTTTTAGGCCGCCACCGGTTAATGTGCGGAGACAGCACATCTCAGTCCGATATAGCGGAACTGATGGCCGGAGAAATGGCAGATCTTATCATCACAGACCCTCCGTATAACGTCAATTATGGTGGAAAAACGGAATTTATGAAAGATTCCGGAAGGGGACAGGGACAGTCATCTATTCAGAATGACGACATGGACGAGGAAAGCTTCCACGACTTTCTCTTTGACGCTTATAGCTCAGCAGTCAGCATCATGCAGCCAGGCGCCGCGATTTATGTATTTCACTCCGATTCACACGGCGAAACTTTCAGGCGGGCATTCAGAGAAGCTGGTCTGAAGCTGAGCGAGTGCCTGATATGGGAAAAGAACTCATTTGTATTAGGCCGGAGTGATTACCAGTGGATTCACGAACCTGTTCTATACGGGTGGAAGGAAGGCGCTGGTCATTATTTCATTAATGACCGTACACAGGCTACGGTTTTCATGGATGAGGAACTGGATCTCGAATCCATGAAGAAAAAAGACCTGATTACATACATCGAACAGATTCGGGAGGCGTTCAAAGATCAGACTACGGTCTTATTTGAGAATAAACCTTTAAGAAACGACATCCATCCAACCATGAAGCCGGTACCGCTGATCGGAAGACTTATGAAGAATTCCAGTAAACCAGGATGGAATGTCACTGACCTGTTCGGAGGCGGTGGTTCCACCCTCATGGCAGCGGAGCAGCTGAACCGCACAGCTTACCTGATGGAGCTTGACGAGAAGTTCTGTGACGTAATCGTCCGCAGGTGGGAAGAATATACAGGGGAAAAGGCCATCCGCTTATCGGATCCAGGCCTGAACCTGCAGCTATGAGTGAAGAGTCAATGTTGCTAGGGGGGGGGTATTTTGATGGCCGAGAACGGTGAAGTCAAAGGAAGCCTCTACAGAACAGAAGTAATTGCTCAGCTTTTCGGGGTCAGCGTCCGGAGAGTGCAGCAGTTGACTCAGGAGGGAATTATATCCACCACAAAGATCCTGGAAGACGGTCATACGGTCCGCAGATATGACCTGGTTCCAACAATCCAGAGCTACATCAAGTACCTGTCTGAAAAGGCATACGGGAAAGCTGGACGCTCAGAAAAGGAAGTGGAACTCAGAGAGCAAAAGATGAAGGCTGACGTTGCTCTCAAAGAATCCCAGGGAGAGCTGCACCGGTTAAAGACCGAGATCGCAGCTGGTAAGTACATTTCCATCGAGGAAGTAAAGCTCGATTATGCAAAGTTTTTCGTTGCTTTTAAGAAGTTCGCAACATCGCTCCCGTCCAGAATCATCGGGATGCTTTCAGGTGGCATAGACCCAACGGAAGCCCGGCATCTGGAAAAGGAACTGGCCAGCGAGGTCAATCGGCTCCTGGGCGCCTTCGTAGTTGCTGGCGTCGTGGGCCCGGAAGATGTAGATGGAACTAAAAAGAAAAAGAATTCAGATCCGCAAATATAGCGTTGCGGAATACCAGAAGGAGGCCATGCGGCAGCTGCAGCCTCCGGAAAACCTCACAGTATCCGAGTGGGCCGAGAAGTACAGAATGCTGGACTCAAAAACATCGGCCATGCCTGGTCCCTGGCGAAATGAGAAGACTCCATATCTGAAGGAGATCATGGATGAATTTATCAATTACGACACAGAAGAAATCATCTTCTGTAAGCCGTCCCAGGTAGGCGGAACCGAGGCAATGCAGAATATGCTCGGCTATGTCATTCAGCAGGACCCGTCACCGACGCTTATCGTATACCCGACAGATACCCTGGCGGAGAGCATAAGCAAGAACCGACTGGAGCCAATGATCAGAGCCAGCAAGCCACTGCGTAAGCTGTACAACGAAAACGAATCATCGAAACTGGAGCTTCAGTTCGATGGAATGTATCTGAGCCTTAACGGTGCCAACAGCCCATCCGCACTGGCATCGAAGGCAATCAAATATCTTTTTCTTGATGAGGTAGATAAATACCCAGGAGCCAGCAAAAAGGAAGCGGACCCTATCAGGCTGGCCAGGGAACGTACCAAGACGTTCACGAATCAGAGAAAGATATACATGACAAGCACCCCTACTTTGCAGACCGGGCATATCTGGCAGGCCCTGCAAGGCGCGGACATTGAAAAGCATTACTTTGTACCATGCCCGCATTGTGGGGAGTACATAGAACTGAAATTCAGTAACCTGCGCTTTCCAAGCGGAGACGATCTGGATAATTCAGAACGTGCCGATATGGCCGTCTACGTCTGCCAGGAATGCGGTTGCAAGATCACTGATCAGGATCGTGACAACATGATCCGGTACGGAGAGTGGCGGGAGGTCCGCAGGAACACGAAAGCAAGCAAGAAAGTCGCTTTCTGGATTAACACACTGTACTCACCGTTCGTCCGATTCTCTGAAATCGTGAAGGAATTCCTTGACAGCAAGGATAACCCCGATCTTCTTCAGAACTTTGTAAACTCCTGGCTGGCAGAGCCATGGGAGGACACAAAGTTAAAGACGGACGCAGACATGGTCATGGAGAGGCAGACAGACCTGCCGCAGCTTGTAGTCCCTTCCTGGGCCAGATACCTGACTGCAGGAGTGGATGTTCAGGAAACCTGTCTGTACTGGACGATACGAGCCTGGGGGCCGTATATCACCAGCCAAAACATCGCGCATGGTCAGGCGTTATCGTTTCAGGACATTGAAAGCACCATGAACACCCCGTACCTCACAGAATCCGGGGAACAGGTCATCGTTTCCCTGTGTCTGATCGATTCAGGATACGACGCAGACAGCACCTACGACTTCTGTGCGACAAATTCCGAATGGGCCATGCCCGTCAAAGGCGCCAGTAATCCGATGATGTCGCACTTCAAAACCTCGAAGATTAACAAGGTTGACAGCAAGGCATACGGGATGAACCTGGTTCTGGTCGATGGCGACAAGTACAAGGACATGATCGCGTCCAGGATGCGGAAGGATAATGGAAAAGGCGCCTGGATGGTTTATGAGGGGTGCGACCGGGAGTATGCCGAACAGGTTACTTCCGAGCATAAAGTCAATGAAAAATCAGGATCCAGAATAGTGCAGCGATGGAGACCGAAACATTCGCACATAGATAACCACTATCTTGACTGTGAGGTGTACAGCCTGGCCGCTGCGGATATCCTCGGAGTCCGTATGCTTCATCTGCAGGTGGAAGCTGAGCGAAAAGAACAGCTTCAGAGACAGCAGGAAGAACAGCAGGAAACTCCGGAAGAAAACTGGATCCGGGCAAATGAACACTGGGTATAAGGAGGAAAGAGAATGGCAGAAGAAGGACAGATGACAGCTGCGGAAATGCTGCAGCAGGTCAATGAAGCTATCACAAAGGTTCTGATCGGCGGACAGAGCTATCAGATCGGTAGCCGTAAGCTGACCAGAGCTGACCTCTCCATGCTCCGCACAATGAAGAAAGAACTGCAGGCAGAGGTGAATGCCGAAGGAAGCAGCAGCCTCCTGGACAATACCTATGTCGCGTTTTTTGACGGGAGGTAAGGATGAACTGGTTAGATTCAGCAATATCTTTCATATCCCCGAAACTGGGCGCGAAAAGAGCAGCGTGGAGAAATTATGCAGATGAGCTTCGGAATTATGACGCAGGGAACTACGGCCGACTGAATGCCGGCTGGCGAGCTACGAATAATTCCGCAGAAATTACAGACCGGATGAGTCGTGAGACGGTCCGGGCCAGGGCGAGAGACCTGGAAAGAAACTCCGACATCATGAATTCAGTGATCCTGTCCTATAAGCGGAACGTGGTCGGCCATGGATACCAGATCCAGGCGGCAACCACTAACAGTTCACTGAATAAGCAGCTGGAAGAGTTATGGATACAGTGGTGCAAACCAAGGAACTGTGATGTCACTGGAACACAGAGTATGAACGACATCTTAAGAATGATCGTTCGCAGAAAGAAAGTGGACGGAGGCATCCTGATCCTGAAACGGTACACCAAGGATGGCATGATCCCATTCAAACTCCAGGCCTTAGAGGTTGATGAGTTGGATAACATGCAGACCGGTCCGAATGAGAAGGGAAACCGGGTGGTCGGAGGTATCGAATATAACCGGCATAACCGCCCTGTTGGTTACTGGATCAGGCAGTATCAGATTGATGGCTACACCATCGCTGAACCGGTATATATCCCGGCGAAAGATATGATCTTCATTTTTGAGAAGAGGCGGCCATCGCAGATCAGGGAGATGTCCGACATGGCCTGCACCGTTCCAAGGGTGAGGGATACCAATGAATTCATGACGGCTGTATCCGTAAAAGAAAGGATCGCCGCCTGTCTTTCAGTCTTCATTAAGAAGCAGCTGCCTCCGGTTGGCATGGGCCGTTCCGGAAGCAACAGTGGAAATGCAGGACAGAAAGAATACGACGGAAAAACCCTGACTCCTGGAATGATCAAGGAGCTGAATGCAGGCGATGAGGTTCAGGTGGTTAACCCAACCGGGCAGGCCACTGATGCGGCCAGCTTCACAAAGCTCCATCAGAGGATGATTGGAGCGGGACAGGGACTCAGCTACGAGGCAACGTCCCGCGATATGAGCGAAACTAACTACGCATCCGCAAGGCAGGGAGCCATAGAGGATGAACTGACCTACGCGGAAGAAGAAGAAAGACTCATGACAGCCCTGGATGAAATCTATGAAACATTCGTAATCAGCTGCGTGCTGGCCGGACTGGTTCAGATTAAGGACTTCTGGCTTAAGAAGGACAAGTATCTGAAGCACGAATGGATTAAACAGCCGAAAAAATGGATTGATCCGCTTAAGGAATCATCCGCAACAAAAACAGCCATGCAGACAGGACAGAAGACATTTAAACAGATCGCGGCCGAGAGTGGCCGGGATTGGCGGCGTCAGGTTGACGATATGGCTGAAGTCTTGGAGTACGGACGCAAAAAAGGAATTGACCTGGAAGGGGTGATATTCAATGCCAAGAGCAAAGAAAAGGATCCGGAAAAAGAAGATGCAGCAGGCCAGGAACCTTCTTCTGAAGAGGGAGGCGGCGGCGACACCACTGCAGGCGGATCCGAAGCAGCAAAAGAATAAGGGCATCCGGGAACTTACTATCGGAAGTATTCGAGCTTTAGAAGGTGAAGGAAACGAAAGAACCTTCGTTCTCAGTTTCTCTTCTGAAGAACCATATGATCGGTGGTTTGGCCCTGAGATTCTGGATCACGCAGACGGATGCGTAGATCTTGAGAGAATCAACAGTATCGGATGCGTTTTATTTAACCATAAACGTGATTACGTCATCGGAAAAATCAAGAGGGCGTGGATCGAGAATGGTCGAGGCCAGGCAGAAATCGAGTTCGATACTGATGAAGCCTCGGAAGTTATCTATCAGAAAGTCAAAAGCGGAACCCTTAAAGGAGTCAGCGTCGGCTACATGGTAGATTCCTGGGAGGAAGTAATGCCAGGAAAGCAGTCTGCAGATGGAAGATTTACAGGACCATGCAGCATCGCAAGGAAGTGGGCGCCTTATGAGATCAGCATCGTATCTGTACCGGCAGATCCAACCGTCGGGGTCGGAAGATCCGAAGGCGATGGGGAGCCCGGAAAAACCAGCCTGGAGATGTGCGAACGGCAACTTCAAATAAACAAAAATTTAATGGAGGAAGAGACAGATGACAATCAGAGAAATGATTGAAAGACAGCAGCAGATTGTTAATGCGGCAAGAACTGCCGGCCGAGATATGACATCGGAAGAAACCGCAGAGTTCGAGCGTCTGCAGAGAAGCATTGATGCTGCAAGAGCTGCTGCCACACATGGTGCCGGAAGCTCCGGCCAGGGATCCTCTGCAACACCTGCTGCAGGATCCAGACAGCAGAACACCGGCGTTGATCCGGATGGTGATCCTGACCCGGAGGGTGACACTCAGAGGGCAGTAGCTGCAGAAAGAGCAAGAATCCAGTCTATCACAGAGATGTGTACTCAGTTCGGTATGGAATCAAGAGATTACATTCAGAATGGAACCACAGTGGACCAGATGAGAGCTGCAGTCATCGAGCACCTTACAAACGGAGGCGCTCCGGTAAACACAGGGGTCAGAGTCCTGAGATCCGAAGAAGACAAGTACAGGGCAGCAGTCTCCGATGCACTTCTTCAGAGAGGCGGAATAACAGTCGAGAAACCTGCGGAAGGCTACAGGGACTTCATGGGAATGAGTATCCGTAACCTTGCTGTTGAATGTCTGATCAAAGAAGGCGGAAGTACAGACTTGTACAGAAAGTCCGCTGAGGAAATCTATCAGATGGCAGTCAGAGGATTCTACAATCCAGAATCTGCGTTCCCTGCAATCCTGGATCAGACTATCGAGAAAGCCTACAAGGAAGGATACAACAAAGTAAACGTGACTTTCGATAAGTTCTGCAAAAAAGGAACACTGACAGACTTTAAGAAACACGACAATTACTATGTAGCAGGACCCGTCGGTGAGTTCTACGAGGTACCGGAGAACGGAGAACTGAAACATGATGTATTTAGCGATGCGAAGTTGCCGCAGCGACAGCTGAAAACATACGGTCGCCAGTTCACACTGTCCAGAAAAGCCTTCGTGGACGATGACATCAGCCTTGTAACATCCGTTCCGGCTAGATATGCAGCAGCCTCAAGAAGAACCCAGAACAAACAGGTATTCGAGATCCTTCTGAAGAACCCGGCCATCTACGATGGAGCTCAGCTCTTCGGAACAGCTCACAAGAACCTTGTTAAAACTGGTACCGGTGTCACCCAGGAAGCTATGCAGACGATGATCATGGCACTGGCAAACCAGCGAGACCAGTTCGATCAGGCAATCGTGATCAACCCGCGCACCATCGTCGTGCCTTCTGGCCTGAGCTTCGATATGTACACACTGTTCAACAGCCCGTACATCGAAACAAAGGATAACACCCAGGCAGTGAACCCGCTGTACAACTACCGCGGAATGCTGGAAGTCGTAGAGGACCCGACCATCAACACATTGTGTGGAGGAATGGGAAACATTATGCCTTGGTTCCTGTTCGGCAATCCTTCAGACTGCGATGGTATCGAGATCGACTACTTGAATGGACAGGAAATCCCGACAATCAGAAGAATGGAAGCTCCTGGACAGCTTGGATTTATATGGGATATCTACCTCGATTGGGGCATCACCGTAATGGATTACCGCTCCATCGTTAAGAATCCAGGCGTCAAAGTCAGCACCAAGCTGGAACTTGCGTAAGAAGGGAGGACGTAGAACATGAGTAAAGCAGCATATCACCAGAGAGGCGAAACTCTTGATTATACAAACACCGGATCCAGCGCGATTGAAGCAGGGACTATCCTGACAATCGGAAAAAGAATCGGTGTAGCCGCTACCCTGATTCAGCCAAAAGCACTTGGATCCGTTGATGTAGTCGGCGTATTCGCAATGCCAAAGACATCAACTAACGCGATCACAATGGGAACTCCGGTTTACTTCGATGGTACCGGAATCACAGAGACCGCATCCACTAACGTCCTGGCAGGCTACGCAGTGGCCGACGCAGCTGCCGGAGATACAGAAATCCTTGTAAAGATCAACGCATGAGGCTGATCGCGAAGGTTCCGATCCTGTATTTTGCACATCTGTACGAGGTCGGAGATGAGCTGCCGCTTCAGAACCAGACCATGATCGATGCGTGGCTGGAAGCAGGAACTGCTGAAAGGCTGGAAGATGGCCAGGAAGTAAAGAAACCTGCAAAGCGGCCGAAAGCCAAGATGGCTACGGCCAGACCCGGGCAGATCGGGATTTCAACAACCGGAAACGAGGAAGACCTCGTCGGCAGGATCCCGGATACACCGGCGCGCCATGTATGAGCTTTAAGAGCATAATCGCAGAAGATGTGCAAAAGACATTCATGAACCCGGAGGAATTCTCTGATATCCACAACCTGAACGGCGTCAATGTACCGGTTCAGGTTGACTCGAACGAACAGATCGAGAGAGAAAAGAGATTCAATCAGCACATGGATGGAATCTACCTGAACCAGAAGCTGATTTATGTATCTGCAGAAGATTACAAGAAAGCTCCTGGCCGGTCCGGAATGCCGAAGCAGGGAACTGCACTGTCACTTGACGGGAAAATATACCGCGTAGCCGACGCAATCGACGAAGGCGGCGTGTATTCCATCACACTGGAGGCGAATAAAGCATGATCACGTATCAGGTAGACCAGGCCAGCCTGCAGAGAGTTCAGAGGAAGCTCGGGACAATGCAGAGCAAAGCTCCGATCGTTATCTCAAGAGCTCTGAACAAGACGGCGGTAAGCGCCAGGCAGAGACTGGCAACAAGAGCACAGGCGGCTTATACAGTAAAGTCCGGCGGTTTCAAGAAGGACATGCAGATCAAAAAGGCGTCTTCCGGAAACCTGGTCGCAGAAATCAGGTCCCAGGGACGCCCGCTCAAGATCACGAAGTTTAAATATTCTGCGCCGCAGTCCGGAGCAAAGGCAGACATCACAAAGAGCGGCCTGAAAGCTCTTGTGATGGGGAATATCAAAGCATTTAAACGAAATGGTCAGATTTTTCAGAGGCGGTCTGCTGCCAGACTTCCGATCAAGGTGCTGTCTTCTAACTCCATTCCGAAAATGATCGGAAGCGAGAAAAGAGTGTATGGCATTGTAAAGCCAAACATTGAAAGCGACCTCCGGAAGTACATGGAAGCGCAGATTAAGCTGCTTGTGGGGTGATTGAATGACAAGAAAAGATTTACAGGATGCCCTGGTCGAAGAAACCAGGGAAATCCTGAAAGATGTGTGGGCCAGGAATTCCCTGGGAGAGGATGTACCGGTTCAGGTGTTCCCACAGCGCCTGCCGGTGATGACTGAAGACGAAGACGATGAAACAAAGCTGTTCCCGTATGCGATCGTCCGCCTGGGAGACGCCAAGACGGCCGGAGACGAAGACCCCTGGCATGTAACTGTGGACTGGCTCCTGGGAGTTTATGATGATGGCAGAAGAGGGCAGGGACATCTACATATCCTGACGATGATCGAAAGGATTACAGACCGCTTCATTGCGGAGCCATGGCTCAAAAAGACTTACAGGGCAGAACAGGATATCGAAACCGCGCTTCAGGACGAAGATACCTATCCCTTCTACTTCGGAGGGGTAGAAATAACTTTCACAATTCCAAAAACAGGAAGGAGAGACGAATACGCATGAGTTCAACAGAAAAAGCTGAGACAGTTCCTGAAAAGACAGCTGCTGCAGCACAGAAGCCCCCGTCTGACGCCGGAATTAAGGCCAATGAGCCGCTTATGTACGTCGGCCCTACAATTCCCGGAATCGGCATTCAGAACACCGTATATGCCGAGATTCCGGACGCAGTGAAGGAAGCTGCAAAAGGGCTTCCGGTTCTCCTTGATCTGTTTGTTCCGGTGATGAAATATCCCGAAGTGGAACGACAGATCAGAGAAAAATCCGGACGATTATACAGTGCTTTCACAAAGGCACTGGAACTTAAAAATAAAGGAGGAAAAGCAGAATGATCAATCATGGAATTTACATTCAGGAAGAAGCCACTTCCCTGACTGCTCCCGTAACCGGCGACTGTTCTGTCCCGGTTGTAATTGGTACCGCACCGGTAAACATGGGCGCGGATCCGAAGGCGGCTGTCAATGTTCCGATTCTGGCTAATTCCGCATCAGAAGCCATTGAAGCACTCGGATATAGTGCAGACTTCAAGAATTACAGCCTTTGCCAGATGATGTACCTGACATCAAACGTATATCAGGTATCTCCGGTGGTTTATATCAACGTACTGGATCCGGCGAAGCATAACAAGGCACTCGCTGAGACAGAAGTTCAGGTAAACGACCTTCAGGCGGTACTTGAGGAAGAAGGAATCATTCTTGATGGCCTGACAGTAAAGTCTGGAGCTTCTACGTTAACTGCAGATACTGATTACAGCGTCGAATTTAACGAAAGCGGACATCTGGTGGTGATTCTCACAGGTACCGGAGCTGGAAAGTCAGCTACTTCCCTGAAGATTTCAGGAAAACAGCTTGACCCGTCAAAGGTTACAAAAGACGACATCATCGGAAGCTACAGCGGAGGAAAGGAAACAGGAATGCAGCTGATCAGACAGGTATACCCGAAGCTTGGCATTGCTCCGGGACTGCTTATCGCACCAGGATGGTCGCATATTCCGGAAGTCGGTATCGCGCTCACCGCAAAAGCCGCCGCTATCAATGGTGTGTTTAAGGCTGAGGCACTCCTTGATCTGGATACCACAAAAGCCACGAAGTATACAGACTGCAAGCAGGTCAAAGAATCTTCAGGATTTACCTCTGCGTTCGGTGTTCCGATGTGGCCATGTGACAGAATCGGCGAGCTGATCTTTGCAAAATCTGCCGTCATTGCAGCGAGAACTGCATACCAGGACGCAGCGAACGGAAATGTGCCAAACCTGTCTCCATCAAACAAGCTGCTCGGTGTAACCGGTCAGTGTCTGGCCGATGGCACAGAGGTCGTACTGGATCAGGACCAGGGAAACACAGTTAACAGTTACGGAGTCCTGACCGCCATCAACGTAAATGGATGGAGATCCTGGGGCAACTACACCGGAGCATATCCGGCAAGCTCTGACGCAAAAGACATTTATATCTCAGTTCGCCGGATGTTCAACTGGCATGGAAACACCTTCATTCAGACCTACTATGACAAAGTAGACGACCCGATGAATACGGTCCTCGTTGAAAGCGTGGTTGATTCTGAGAACATCCGCTGCGGAGCGTATGCGCCTAAATACTGGGCTGGTGCCTCAATGGAGTACAGAAAGTCAGATAACCCGCAGACAAGCATCCTGGCAGGAAAGGTAACTTTCAGACAGAGAATCACACCATATACACCGGCACAGGAAATCGTGAACGTATTAAGCTACGACACAGATATGTTGGCCACAGCACTGGGAGGTGAATAAGAATGGCAGCAGGACTTATTATTCCTGAACTTTTAAACCATTACAACGTGTACAACAACGCACAGAAACTGATCGGCGTATCCGGAGACGTTGAACTTCCGGACTTCGAGGCTATCACAGAGACCATTGAAGGAGCTGGCGTGCTTGGTGAGATCGAAGCTACAGCTACCGGACAATTCTCATCCATGACAGTTAAGATTCCGTTCAGTGTTCTGTATGAGGATATGTTCACGCTTGTGAATTCAGCCAAGGGCGTGCAGCTTACACTCAGAGGTTCCATGCAGTTCATGGACCCAACGACCGGAGTGACAGATCACTATCCGGTAAAAGTAGTGATCCGCGGAAAATGCAAGAAGTATTCTCTCGGAAAGATGACCAAGGGCAAAAAGATGGATCCAAACGTTGAGCTTGAGATCCTGTATATCAAGATCGATGTAAACAGCAAGCCAGTCGTTGAGCTGGACAAGGCAAACTTCAAGTACGCCGTTAACGGTGTAGATCTCCTTGAGAAGATCAGAAGTCAGTGCTAAATCACAGGAGGAAAGATGATGAGCAAAGAAGAAACAACCAAAATCGTAAACATTGACAAGGCCGGGGAAGAAGCGCAGGATAACGACTTTTTAGTCAAACTTACGCGAACATACAACTTTGAGGGAAAAGAAATCTCAGAGGTAGACCTTAGCGGCATGGATGATCTGACAGCGAATGACATGATCAGAGCCAACAAGGTTCTGCAGAACAGCGGAACAGTCAGTGCGATTCCGGAAACAAACCTGGAATACGCCCTGATTATCGCGGCAAGTGCAACTGGTACCCCGGTTGAGTTCTTCAAGGGCCTGAAGCCTCGTGACGCAATGAAAATTAAGACAAAGGTCACCAATTTTTTCTTTGGCGAGGAATAGACCCGAGTGATTTGTCCGACCTCCGAAAGTTGTGCCTTGCACTGGCCTTAAATCTTAAGACCGGCCTGGATTACTTCATGAGCCTGTCAATATTTGAACTCATAGACCTGTGCGAGGACCTTCAGGAGGTGAGCAAACAACAGTGAGCGATTACAAGATCAACATCAAGATCGCGGGGCAGCTGGAGAAGTCCTTCTCCGCAGCCATGAAAGCGGCAAAAGCCGGCCTGAAGGGCCTCAGTACGATCGGAAAGATCGGAGCTGCCGGACTCGGAGCTGCCGGCGCTGCCATCGCAGCGGTTACTGCTGCCAGCGTTAAGACTGGTTCAACCTTCGAGGCGGCCATGTCATCAACGGCGGCTACAGCAGGAGCCACGGCGGAAGAATATGACAAGTTAAAAGCCGCGGCCATGCAGATGGGCCGCGAGACTTCCAAGACGGCCACAGAGTCAGCTCAGGCACTTGAGTACATGTCTCTAGCCGGCTGGACGGTCGACCAGTCCATAAAAGGTCTGCCTTCCGTCCTGAGACTTTCAGAAGCGACAGGGCTTGATCTGGCCAGGACATCAGACCTGGTTACTGATTCCATGTCTGCCTGCGGAGTCACCGTCGATGGCTTGTCTGATTACCTGAACATCTGCGCGAAAGCGAATAATAAATCGAATCAAACTGCAGAGCAACTCATGGAAGCCTACATCGGCGTAGGCGGTACCATGAAGAACCTCGGCGTTCCGATCACAGAGAGTGCTACTGCGCTGGGCGTCATGGCAAACCGAGGTATCAAAGGAAGTGAAGCCGGAAATGCCCTGAATGCGATCATGGTCAACCTGACATCCGGAGCCGGACAAGCAGGAACCATGATGGAAAAACTCGGTCTGTCAGCATTTGACAGTGAGGGAAACTTCAAGGGTTTAAAAGGAACACTGACAGAACTGAACGGAAAGCTCGCCGGAATGACCCAGGAGCAGCGAAATGCGGCTCTGGCGGCAATCGGTGGAAAACAGCACGTCGATGCACTGAACGACCTCCTGCAAGGTTTAAATGCCACCACAGCGGATGGAGCAATCGAGTGGGATGCCTTGGCTAATGAACTTCAGAATGCAGATGGCGCTCTGGAGGATATGGCCAAGACGAAACTGGACAACCTGAAAGGTGACATGGCCATATTCCAGTCGGCTCTTCAGGATACCGGAATCAAGATCTATGATAACCTGAATAAACCTCTCAGAGCGGCGGTACAGTACGGCACACAGGAGATTTATAAACTGTCAGATGCCCTTGTTTCCGGTGGCTTCTCCGGATTCGTTGGAGAAATCGGATCAGTAATGGCTGACGGTATCGTCAAGATATCGCAATACGGACCAAAGGTAGTCACCATGGCGGTGGCGCTGACAACCAGCTTCCTGACAGGAATAAGAAACAATGCCGGAGCAATCGGAGACGGAGCTGCGGAGATCGGAGCTTCGTTTGTCTCTGGAATCATCAGGATAGTGCCAAGGATCCTGCAGACAGGAACGCGGCTTCTTGATGAATTCCTGAAGGGGGCGGATTCAAGACTGCCGGAACTCACAAAGCTGGCTACGGATGTAATCGGCCAGTTCAGCAGTGGGATCACGTCGTACCTTCCAAGCATCGCAAACTCGGCCGTAAGTATCGCAACCACGCTGGCACAGGGCCTGGGAGACTTTATCCCGGCGCTGATCACAGCCGGAACAGATGCTATCGTAGCTATCGCAGACGGTCTGGCCGGTGGTTCTCCGGAGCTTATCACAGCAACGGAAGAAGCTATCAGCAAGATCATGGACGCAATCGTCCAGGCGGCGCCGAGATTACTGCAGGCAGGACTTACGCTGGCGCAGTCAATCGGTCAGGGTCTCATGGATGGAGTAAGCAACTTCTTCACAGACCTCGGTAACGGAACCGCAAGCCTTTCACAGGGTGTGGCGGCATTTGCACCGTTAATCCTGATTGGAGCGAAGATCGCTCCGGTGTTCAATAAAGCAACCAGCGCGGTGAAGGCATTTGCACCGGCACTGAAGGGTCTCGGCTCTAAAGCCGGAACAGCTTTTCAGGTGCTGACAAACTTCCCGTCGATTGCGAAGCAGTTCGTGATTGATTCAGGAGGAATGAAGAATGCAGTCGTATCACTGGCCAAAGGCGGGCTCGGAAAGATCGGCGGTATGTTCAAGGCTATCGCATCGCCTGCAGGAATCGCAGTCGCAGCCATCGCGGTACTGACTGCTGCTTTTATTCATTTATGGAACACGAATGAAGGCTTCCGGAGTGCCATCACAGGCATCTGGAACCAGATCACGAGTACGATAAGCAGCTTCGGTCAGGGTATCGTTTCAACCCTGAATGGGTTAGGTTTTAACTTTCAGAATATCACTCAGGTGCTATCAGCAGCCTGGAATGGATTCTGCAGTCTGCTGGCACCGGTATTTATCGGAGCATTCCAGCTGATCGCAGACACTATATCAGCAGTAACCGGAGTTATATCCGGAATCATTCAGACCATAGCCTCGATCATTCGTGGAGACTGGTCGGGCGCCATGCAGGGAATCCAGACGATCACGTCGTCTGTCTGGAACTTTATCCTGAATGTGATTAACACTGTAGGTTCTACAATCTGCGGAGTGATCAACGCATTTTTAAGCCTGATCGGAGTTGACTGGCAGGTATCCTGGGACAGCATCAAGAACGTAGCAAGTACCGTATGGTCCGGAATCTCATCTGTGATTCAGGGCGGCCTTTCGATTATTCAGGGAATCATATCGGTTGTAATGGATGTGATCCATGGGAACTGGTCCGGAGCCTGGGAGACGATCAAAGGCGCAGCTTCAGCTGCTGCCGGTGCCCTTCCGGGACTGATCAGCGGCGGATTAAGCATGATGCAATCCGTCATAACCGGAATTGGAAGTACCCTGGGTTCACTTTTGGATTCAGGATGGGAGCTTTTGAAATCTGCAGCTTCGGCCGCAGTTGATGCCCTGCCGGGACTTGTAGCTGGAGGATTAAGTGCCCTCGGAACTGCGATTTCAGCGGTAGGAAGTACCCTGGGTTCACTTTTAGACGCAGGCTGGGAGGCACTGAAGACAGCAGCCTCTGCCGCAGTTGATGCGCTGCCTGGTGCGGTATCCGGAGGATTAAGCGCCCTCGGTTCAGCGATCACGACAGTAGGCGGAACTCTTGGTTCACTTCTGGATGCAGGCTGGGAAGCATTGAAGTCTGCAGCTTCGGCAGCAGCTGATGCAATGCCAGGACTGATCCAGGGCGGATTCAGCGCCATGACGACAGCTATATCCGGAATCGGAGACGGTCTCGGTTCCCTGCTGGACGCAGGCTGGGAAACCCTGAAGTCCGGAGCTTCGGCAGCAGCTGAAGCGGTGAAAGGTGCCTGGGAGGGAGTGAAGGATTTCTTCGGAGGTATCTGGGACGCAATCACAGGCGGCGGCAAGTCTGCAGAAGTTTCTGCGCCGACGGTAAATACCAGCGCACAACCGCAGCAGATGACCGTTCAGGTTGACACTTCGGCCATTGAGGCGGCCAATTCAGCAGTCCAGGCGCTGCAGTCCAGTATCGAAGAAGCTAAGACGTCAATGGAGAGCATGGGAACCGGATTTACTGGTTTATCAGCGACGATCACATCACAGCTGACAAGCGTGCAGTCAAGTATCACGACCAGCACGACATCCTGGAGCACTTCGGTGCAGATGGGAATGACACTTATGCAGACGGCCATGCAGACCGGAATCACGACGATGAGGACCACTCTTCAGACGGGATTCACCAGCATGGGTACGGTATCGACCGCATCCTTCACGCTGATCACGACAGCTGTCACAACCAGCATGACACAGTGCGGCACGATCACAACGGCAACTGTAACTACCATGACGGCGACCATTACTGCCGGAGCTACGCAGATCCAGGCAACAGTGACAGCTGGATGCACAACGGCAACATCTGCCGTCCAGTCATCAACCAGCCAGGCTGTAAGTATCACGCAGTCTGGAATGGCGATGGTAGTATCTGCAGTTCAATCCGGAATGAGTCAGCTCGTATCTGCAGTAAGCAGCGGATGCAGTCAGGCACTCGGAATCGCACAAAGCACCGCCAGTGGTATCTACGGAGCCTTTGCTGGAATCAGCCTGTACAGTGCAGGTGTGAACATGATGTCCGGTCTGGTAAACGGTATCAACGCAATGCGGGGATCCGTTATGGCAGCAGCGGCCAGCATAGCCAGTGCAGCATCGGCAGCAGTCAACAGCGCCCTGAAGATTCACTCACCTTCAAGGGTTATGGTGGAATCCGGTAAATTCACCGGACAGGGTCTTGTTGTTGGTATGCAGGGAATGCGTGGAGCTATTCAGGCAGAAGCACAGCGGTCACTGGCAGCCCCGATTCAGGATGCAGCGTCACCAGGAACAAAAAGCCTGGAGATGCCGACGTTCAACAGGAGTTCAGTGATCAGGGAAACTATTCACGACTTAAGCGGAACACAGAACAATGATCCGAAGGGAAATCCGAAGGATCCAAACCCTACCTTCGTATTCAGTCCAACCTATCAGTTCAACGGGGACGCCCCGGATAAGAAAGACATCCAGGATGCAAACCGCATGAGCCAGAGGGAGTTTGAGAAGATGATGAAGGAATACCTTAGAAATAAGGGCAGGGTATCATTTGCGTAAAGGAGGAAAAACGTGGACATCTATGTAACAAGTCAGGGCGACACATGGGATTCAATCGCATACGATCTGTTCGGAAGCGAGGGATACATGGGAATCCTGATGGATGCTAACCTTGACCTCCTGGACGTTCTCGTATTTTCGGCCGGCACTGTTATTCAGGTGCCGGAGGAAATACCTGAAGAAGTAGATGAAGATATGCCGTTCTGGAGGCAGGACGACAGCGAAGATGAATATGAATACGACGAAGAGGAGGAAGAAGCCGATGAGTAACCCAAGGCAAGTCGCGGTCAGCCTGTCATTCAACGGGAAAAGAGCGAAAACGAGCATGGCGAACTATATTAAGTCCCTGACTTATGCGGACGTGGCATCCGGATCCAGTGACTCTTTAGACCTTACACTGCACAATGTGGACATGAAGTGGATCGGCTCCTGGTACCCAGCAAAAGGAGACAAGGTAAGCGCGAAGCTCACGTTTAAGAACTGGCTGGCAGATGGGCAGAACAAAGTCCTCAGCTGTGGATCCTTTGTTCTTGATACCGTCAAATTCAGCGGAGGCCCCCTGGAGGCTACCATGCAGGGGCTGGCTATTCCGTCAAATTCATCTTTTAAAGTCCGGGAGAGAACAAAGACCTGGAAAAAAGTAACTATAAAACAGATTGCAGCGGAGATCGCAAAGCGGTACAAGATCGGGCTGAGTTATGTAGCATCAAGCATTCAGATCACATCTGTGGAACAGAGCAAAAAGACAGACTCTGCATTTTTGTATGATCTCGTAAAGGATTACGGGCTTTCCATGAAGGTCTTCCGGAATAAGATCATCATTTTTGATAAGGGAAGATACGAAAAAAAGAAAGCAGTAACGACCATACACCGGAACAACTTCGTAGACGATGACTGGGACTATTCAGACACCCTGGAAGGCACATACACTGGCTGCCGGATAACTTATAAGTCGGCCAGTAAGAATCAGAAAGCGCTTAGTGCCTATGTTGGTCTGAAGAAAGAAACTGCAAAAGGCAGCCGTATCCTCCGGATCAACGAACAGTGCGACAGTTTATCTGAGGCAAAACGCAAAGCTGCAGCACAGATCAACCAGGCGAACGAGGAAGCAACAGTCCTCACCGGTACGATCTTTTACAATCCGAAAGTAGTAGCAGGCGTAACCGTCAACATAGCTGATCTTGGAAAAGCGAACGGGAAATATTACGTTGATGAAGTCAGGGTGATCATTTCAGACAGCAGGACCAAGCAGGAGATCACGCTGCATAAATGCAAAAAACGTATTGCAATTTAGAAGGAGGATATATGTCAGATTTAATCAGAGTCGGATGCGTATCCAAAATTAACTACAAGGAAGGCACGATCGAAGTTACCTATCCGGATCGGGACGATGCGGTAACAGATCCGTTCCCGGTGCTTTCATTTAACGATGAATATAAGATGCCGGGCATCGGAGATGACGTCCTGGTTCTGCATCTGTCGAACGGCTCCGCTCTGGGAGTTGTCCTTGGGCCGTATTGGAACGAAGACAATAAGCCGCAGGTATCCGGAAAAGACGTCTACAGGAAGGAGCTATCCAGAACGCCTGGGAAGGCTTACACACAGTTCAAAGATGGAACGGTAGATTTAAAAGGGCCTGCTGTACGCCTCACCTGTTCTTCAGGAGCCATTACAGTGGCACAGCTGCTGTCCATGAAAGCCAAGCTCGACAGCCTGTAAGGAGGTGTTTCTATGCCAAGCAAGACACCGAAATGGACAGGTAAGGTCAATGCGAACAGCGGCCTAAATGTCCGGAATGGAGCTGGAACCAACTACAAAGTAATAAAGACCCTTCCAAAAGGAACTTCAGTCAATATCTGCGATACTTCCGGAAGCTGGTACTATATCAAGTTCAGCAGCAGTTCTTACGGATATGTTTATAAAACGTATGTAACAAAGACCGGTAATGTAAAGAAATCGGTCGCAAAATCAGCGTTGAACAGCAAGAATTCTAAGAACAACAAGAAAAAGCCGAGTAATAAAAGTAAGCTGACCAAGGCGCAGCAGCTGGCTCTTAAAAAGAAAAAGGAAGCGGAGTTGAAAAAGCTTCAGCAGAAAAAGAAGGTCGAAGCATACAACAATAAGATCAAGAAGAAAAGCAAGATCGGGAACTTTGGTGAGACCATCGTTTTCTCTGTAAGTTCAAGCAAGATTCTGACACCGCACAACATGAAGCGGTCAGTGAGTGCCAGATGGGAACAGCACAAGATACTTGGAAAAGCTCCGAAATCAGAATTCGTAGGGCAGAATGCTCCAGAGACAACAATGACCGTAGTTCTATCTGCAGAATGCGGGGTAAAGCCACGAGCGATGCTCGGCACGATAGAAAAAGCCATCAAGGCCGGAACAGTAAACTGGCTTGTGATCGGCGGGAAATTCGTTGGCGGACGGAAGATGTATATATCTTCCTGTTCAGAGACCTGGGACGAAATCTGGAACAAGGGCGAGCTGGTGAGAGCAACCGTAAATCTCACTTTTGTGGAATACACATAAGGAGGCGAGCATATGGCATACGTCGGTCTGGCTACGATCAGAGCCAGCGGAGACATAGACTATGAAGAATTAGAAGAATACGATGAACAGCTTCAATGCCTGATAAGCACCATGGAAGGCACGCTGCCAGGAAGCCGGGGGTTTGGCCTTGATCCGGATATCCTGGATCAGACGCCAGAAGACACTCTGAACCTGTTCGCAATGGACCTTCAGGAGAAAGTGGAGAAATTCATCCCAGGAATCGGAATCGCAAATGTAACTGGCCAGATGGGTGACGAATCCTCTCTTGAAACACAAATCTACATAGAAAGGAGGGATACAGAATGATCAAGGAACTGGAGATTCTGCCAGATGTCAGTTTTATCGGGAACACTACCCTGGAGAGCATCGAGGCAGAGCTGAAAAGTGATTATGAAAAAAAGTATAACGAGATCACCGGAGAGAACCTGGTGCTTGCAAGATCGGATCCGGCAACCCTGATACTGTACGCATGTGCAGTGCAGTTTTTCCAAGGATTCAAGTACATTGATAAGGCCGGCAAGATGGACCTTCTGAAATACACATACGGAGACTATCTCGACCATGCCGCCGCGATGAAGGGAATCGCAAGGGAACAGGCCAAACCGGCCAGGACCATGGTGCGTTTTACTCTTTCAGGTCTTCGTCCGGACACTGTAGAGATTCCGCAGGGAACTCAGGTGACAGACGGCGAGATCTACTTCGAGACGGAACAGTACGCAGAAATCAAAGCGGGAGAAGAAAAGGCAGACGTTGAATGCGTATGCCTTACTTCCGGAATCGAAGGAAACGATCTGCAGCCCGGAGAAATTAATACCTTGGTAAACCCAATTCCCTATGTGGCCAGCGTGGCCAACACAGAGAAGACAGCCGGAGGTGTTGATATCGAGGACGATGACAGCATGAAAGAGCGTGTGTACATAGCTCCTTCCAAGTACTCAGTAGCCGGCCCGGAGGATGCGTACAGATACTGGGTTAAGACTTATAATTCAAGTATTTCGGACGTTCTGGTAAAAAGTGATAACCCGGTAGAAGTGATCATTGAATTCATCATAGAGAACGGAGAACTTCCAACGGAAGGTATCATCCAGGGCCTGCAGATTTACCTGGCAGACGAACAGATCCGGCCACTTACCGACAAGGTAACCGTCAAAGCTCCGGACACAGTAGACTATAAACTGGATGTGAAATACTACATCAACAGCAGCGACCTAAAGCGTGCCGATACGATCAAAGCAAACGTGGCCGCGGCGGTAGAACAGTATATCATCTGGCAGAGAAGCAAGATCGGCCGAGACATCAACCCTTCACAGCTCATTCAGATGATGGTTTCTGCAGGAGCCAAGAGGGTAGAAGTCAAGCTGCCAGTCTTCCAGGTGATCGGAGCAACCAATGTGGCCAAACTGGTAAGCCAGACCGTGACATACGGAGGTATCGAAGATGATTAAATTCACAGAAGGCGGTCTCATCGATATCTGGCCGGAAAAGGATCCGGAAATCCAGGCTCTCAGCTACGCGCTGCAACAGCAGTTTAAAAAGCTGAAATCATATGCGGATAAAACTCAGTGCTACAGTGATGTAGACGATCTGGACGAAGAAATCCTGGATTACTTCGCCGTAGAAATGCGAAGCATGTACTACGAACAGAATCTGGAGATCGAGAGGAAGCGAGAAATCGTTAAGAATACCCTGAAATGGTACACCTACGCAGGTGTACCGGCAACCGTCGCAGAGATGGTCGGTGTAGTATTCGGAGCCGGAAAAATCGTGGAGTGGTTCAATTATGACGAACCACCGTTCACGCCTGGAACCTTCGATATCATCACATCCGCAAGGCTGACACCGGACATTATCGAACAGTTGAATGCAATGATTCGAAAGTCCAAGAACGTCCGCTCTCATATTCGGAAAGTTACCATCGTTCGAGATGTACACTCAGCAATGCACCTGGCAGCCTTTCAGACGGCCGTACAGGAATGTACCGTTCTGAATATCCTTCGAGAGGATAATGAGGCTGTACAGACCGTATACGCAGCCACAGCGGCAGGCGTGAGAGATAGAGACAGCTTCGTGCTCAACACGACATCTGGAGATGTGCAGGCAGCCCAGGCAGGACGTCAGGGAGCTATTGGCATCGTGGATAAAGCAAGAGGCACAGAAGTTTATAACACTCTGCAGGCAGATGCCGGAATCCAGGCAGGAAATCACCTTGCAGCGTTCGGATCCGTAACAGACAATCGAAGCTGCGTAACAAATGAGACTGCAGGCAATGCTGCAGCACACAGCGTAACCACAGTCGCCCAGATGGGGGACGCTTACAATATCACATCATTCATTAAGGAGGAAAAACACTAATGTTAATGTGGAACCCTAGCAAGTTAACAACCGCAGGAAAAGCCCTCCTGGCAAAAGCCCAGGCAGGACAGACAAGCATCCAGATCACGAAGGCCCAGACCGGATCCGGCTCCTATTCTTCCGGAGAAAACATCGAAGGCAGAACAGCTCTGAAGAATCCGAAACAGACCTTCCCGATTCAGAATAAGGTGATCAGCGATGCGGAGAATACCGTGATCTTAAAGATTGCGATCACAAACAAGAGTGAAGAAGAAACCCTGAGCACTGGATACGACATCACTGAGTTTGGTATCTTTGCACAGGATCCGCAGAAGGGAGAAATCCTGTATTCCATCGCGACAGCATCTACAAGCGACTATATGCCAGCGTACAACGGCGTGCTTCCGTCAGTGATCAATATGAGTTACTACCTGGAAGTTTCCAACGCGGCGAATGTAACTATCAACAGCGCAGGAGCCCTGGCTCTTCAGGCTGACCTGGAAGCTCTGGAAGCAAGAGTCACTATCATCGAAAACAACAAGGTGGAGCTGCTCGGAGTAAGAAGAAAAGTCAGCGCCAGCCCTTCCGCTTGGGAACGTATCGGGGACGCTGTCGGCATGATCTGCAAGGCAGCAGTCGGAAATGGAACCGTTCAGAATGACATGATGAGTCATTACCCGTTCAGTGAAATGCGCCCATGTAACCTGGCAGAAGACAGAACAGTCAATGCATACCTTGGAGACGCAACCTTCCAGTGGGATGGTACAAACGGAGACGTCATGCTGGAAGTGCCAATGACATACACCGGCCGCTGGTTTGAAACAGACGCGGATGGTGTGAAGTGGGAGTACAGAGCTGTTTCTTCCGGTCCGATCGGACACCTTCACTTAGATCATCTGTTCACGGACGGAGCTGATCGCAGAATCTCTGAAAAGGTATATATCCCAATCTTCCCTGGTTCCCTGAATGCAGAAGGAAACAAACTGGAATCTAAAGCAGGAGTGGTGCCGGCACACAATAAGACACGTGGCCAGTTCAGAACCCTGTGTACAGCCAAAGGTAGCAACTGGTACCTCGATGACGTATGGGCTATGCATTTCCTGGATACCTGCTTCCTGGTAATGTTCGCAAACAGCAACGCGCAGGCCGTTCTCGGATCCGGACGTACGGAGTTCCCGGAAGACGGAACAAAAGGCCTGGCCCTTCAGGAAAGAACCGGCAACTATATCACTGTGGCAAAGGACTACGGAAACCGTTTTGCAGTCGGACAGGCAATCTCTATCGGCGCCGGCTTATGGAACCAGAACCTGGCAGCAGACCGTCTGGTGACCAAAATCGAAGACTCCACTGAAGTAGACAACGCAGTATGCGTATATTTCGACGGCGATCCGGTAGCGATCACATCAACCAGCGTTCTGTGGTCTTCTATTCAGCCGACAGGTGCAACTATCGGAATGGCATCACCAAACGGCCGCGTAGAGGGCAAAACAAACGGAATGAGCGCGATCCGCTTCCTCTGGATCGAAGACTGGTACGGAAATATGTGGCAGTTCAGAGACGGCGATAACATTCAGAAGTATCAGCATTACTACTGCAATGACAGAAGCGCATATGCCGACAAGGTATATACTGGCTCATATTTCAAAGTCGGATATGTAGCAGGTACCGCCGAAGGCTATGTGAAAACATTAGGATACGATCCGGAATGGCCAGAAATTGAAATCTGCACAGAAAACGGAGCGTCCAGCAATACCTACTTCTGCGATTACTATTATGCCGCCGAAGGCGGAGAAGTGGTC